CGGCGTAGGCGGCGTAGGCGGCGTAGGCGGCGTAGGCGGCGTCGGCGGCGGCGTAGGCGGCGTAGGCGGCGTAGGCGGCGGCGGCGGCGGCGGCTCGTGCGCTTCGCCAGTCGGAGACCGCAACAGTGATGCCATCTAGTTGTTGCTGATAGAGATCAGCAACATGCTGAATCGCTGTACGCTGTGCGTCCGTTCGCGCGAACTTGATAATGCCGTCCTGCGGATCGGCGAGCAACCATGCCGCGAACTGCGGCCATATACGAGAGAGGTCCGCACCGACCGGGATCGCCTCAGCAAAGCGCGCTGGCCACTGCCGTGCCTGCTCAATCGGCAATCCTTCAAAAATGCCATCCTCAAGACGAGCAAGTAGGCGCGGCACACCGATCAGTTCCTCGTAGGCCGTGTGGCTGTCATAATCGAGATCGCTACGTTTTGTGATGATGCGCAGCGACTCGATCGAGCATCCTATCGCGCATCCACGTCCAAAGCTCTCGAAATGCCAGCCGTTGACATTGTAGACTTGGCCTGCTGTATCGTCGTCCTGATACGAGCCTTGAACGATCTTGTCTTGCTCTTGGTGCCACTTCAGCAAGCGCACGAACTGTGCTTTCAGTTGCGGATCGTTGTGATAAGCAATCACTCTTTGTCTCCTTTTATACCCCGAGCCAATTGGTATCTGCGAGGCATACACCCCAAGACAGCACACCTCGCAGATGCCCGTGCGTTCATTGAGATTGACCCGAACTTGGCATCACCCCCTCGTGTCTGCGCTACTCTGACGTATGCCCCAATGGGGCTGGCGGGCGGATCGGGACGCCTAGCCTGTCTGAATAACCTCCACATCCTCGATCAGAAAGATCACTGGACACACCACCGGCAGCGGAGTCTCTGTGCCGGGATAGAGCGTGAGTTCGACAGACACCCGCTCGTACGGCAGCAACTCGATCACCGGGCCGGTCTTCCCGCTCGGCACCCGCACCACGTCGCCGGGCTTCATAGTGCCTCTCCGCTGCCGCGATACGGCTCACCGAACAGCGTCGTGATACTCATCACGTCATCAGCCAGCGCACCATCATCGCCCCATCCGCTATTCGGGTCGTCCGACGGGTCGGAGAGGTTCACCGTGTGGCGCTTCCAGTTCTCTGGATCGATCCCCGGATCGCGCATTGTCAGATCACCACCCGCGTTGCGATACGCTTGCCATGCGTCGTGGTACTCATCGCTATCCGGCGATGCCGTACACAGAAGTAGTCGGTCGTGTGCGACTTGTAGTCCAGGTAGCAGGCAGAGCGCGGGGTCTGCGGTGGCAAGGAGTCGCTCGTCTGCCGTCATCGCCGCGATCCGCGCCGTCACGTTCGCACTCACCCGCGCGACGATCGCAGCCTCGTCAGGCGGCGCGGGCCATGTGCGACCCGGCATCGCAGCGAGGATGGCGGCGAGTTCGGCGTCATCCGGCGCGAACAGCAGTTCGAGGAGATCAGGGCAGGACTGGATCGGATGCGGGGCCTTCTCGCAGGCGGCGCAGACCGAGGGCTTGTCGCTACCCTGCTTCTCTTTTTCGATGCAGTCATGGCAAACGAGTGTGCCTGTTGAGACGGGCGCACCGCACTTGGAGCAGACCGGGCCTGCGAACTCCGCATCCCAGTCCTCAGCCTGCCAGCGCTCTAGTGTGGCCGAGACATGCGACCGCGCCGCCGCGATCTGCTCCATGTTCGTGATCTCGTCGCCAACGACTACCTGCTGCGCGTCGGCCAGCAGTCCAAGCAGCCGCTCACTGGCATCCTCGCGCGTGATGTCACCGTCAAGCCACTGCTCGACAATGCCGACCGCTGCGTCTTTGAACGACCGCGCGGCGACGAACAGCCGACGCTGGCGCAACTCCGCGCACGCCTCAGCAAGAGCGAAGAGCGCGTCGAAGTGGCGCAGCACCTTGTCCTGTGTGTGTGTGTGTGTTGGCTGCTGACTGAGGCGAAAAGCGGCACTGTTCAGATTGACGCTGGCGAAAGGTTGGAGGGTCATGGCGTTGCTCCTTGCTCATTGTGTGTGCTACTTAGGCGATTCTTCCGTACCGAGCGAGCAAATTCGTTTGCTCATCGTCCAGCCCTTCGTATCCTTGTTCGACAGCCCACTCATCAAAGCGGGTCTGCTTGCCGAAATGACAGTTGTCACAGACACCGCCGATCCCGATGTAGGTCGGCATGCTTTCACCAGCTGTCACTACAGTATTGCCGCAGGATTCGCAGTGGAAGTCGAATGAGCAACCGCAAACGCCAGAGTCGGAAGGGCATTCGTGGCGTTCCCATTGTGCTTTTCTTTGTGCGAACGAGAACGCCTGCCCCTGCATACGCAGCCCGTCAATGCGGTCGTAGTGCTCGTCGTCGGCGGTGCGGGGTGTGAGCGAGAGGTCGTTGTGGTAGCCCATGGTCGTTGCTCCTTGTGTGTGCTAGTTGGCGGCGACGGGATCGGAGGCTGTGGGGCAGTGTTTTACGGCTAGAGGCAAAAGGGCATTAGCGGCAGGACCAAGATCGTGCCCGTGTCGCCACTTCCAAAGAGTGACGTGATGAACACCAAGCTGCCGTGCAAGTTCAACCCAGGTGATGTTTCCGCGCTCCCGTCGCTCTCGTTCAAGGAGGTCGTTAACCAGCTCGGTTGTAGGCTCGGTTGTGGTAATCATGAAATATGCCCCTACGAATTATGCTTATAGGCATATTATATGCGTAAGAGCATATTCTGTCAAGAGGGGGATATATCGTGAGAATACGATATAGTCATCGCAATACGTTGCGTATACGCAAACCTTATGCTATAGTAGGAGGCATGACAAACATGGCGGTTGCAGCCTATTTCCAGACGTTACGCGACAATCGCCGCGCACCGAATGGAAAGCGCCTGACGCAGGCGCAGTTGGCGCGAGCGGTAGGTAAGCATCTTCGTCGTAAAGTTGATCAGTCTACCATTAGTAAAATCGAGTCGGGTAAAGAGACTCCTATGGGCGATGTTATGGCCGCTATGCTTACTGTGCTTGGTGGTCGTTTAGAGGATGTGTTGCGGTTGGCGGGAAGTGAAGATGCGCCCGACAAGGGAAGGGAATTAGCGCGAGAAGTACTTGTGGCGGAAATCCCGACTGAGGGTGAACTGGAGCGGCTTATTGCCGATTGGCATGCTGATGAGCAGATGCAGCGTTCTCTTCGCCGGGTATGGCGCGCTCGCTCTGGTATTCATGCCACCGGCGACGCAAATCAGTAATAGCCTCATCTGCACCTTGATCTGAGGCAGCCCAGCTTACCATGCAGAACATTGGCAATGCACCAGTTAGCATGACCACTGCAATAATCCATTCGATCAATCCGCCGGTGCAAGTGAGCGCAACGGCGAAGAACATGATTATGATGCAGTAGGCCCACTTGACTTTACGGAGTCGTGACATAGCCAATTCCTTACGAATGGATTGAAACCCTCCGACCACGATTGTCGGCACCATAGCAATGGAGGGATGTATGGATACCACGACGATTTTTTGTGTTGTTGTTCCGCTCCTCGTCCTTTTCGTCGTTGCTATCGCGCGAATGGGGCGGCAAAACGACACCAGGCGGGCCTTAGCGGAAGCTCACACCGCCTATCAGGATGCTCTGAAAGCGCTGAAAGCAAATCCAACCGGCTCCGATCTTCGCCAACGGGCGCTTACACTTGGCCGCGCCTACGCGAACCTGACGCGCGACAAAAAAGGAGTCACCGTCTATGATGAGATGGCGGTGATGAACGATCTCAGCGCAGCGACGGCGGGTGCGACAACCGCAGTGACTCCGCCAGTGGCAACCAGCTCGGTTGAGGATCGGCTGAAGGCACTGGACGCGCTGCGCGCCAAGGGCGTTGTGAGTGAGCAAGAGTTTACAGCACGTCGGCAGAAGATTCTCGATGAACTGTAGCGGATCAGCAGACATAAGCTACCTTGGGACTATACATGACCACAGAAAACCCAGCGCCGATGTCGCTGGCTGACTATGAGGCAATTAAACGTTGGCTTCGTCAGCAACACCCTGATCTCGCGGATGGTCAATGTGTTCGGTGTCAGCGCGAGGTTCCGCTGTGGGGACTCCGTCTGGTTCCGCTTCCTGGTCCGAATATCGCGCCGATGCTTGCGGTGGGTTGTCCGCTGTGTGGTCACATACTTCTATTTGATTCATTGAAGGCGGGAGTGCGTGATGCAATAGGGCTGCCCCGCGATATGAATCTGGATTCAACGGATCGGGATCAGCCATGAAGTGCATTTCGCGGTTTTCATCAAACACAATCAGGTACGCACCGCACGATCGTGCAGTATTCCAGGCAGCGATAGCGTCTTGTGCGATCTGTCTGATGCGTTGTTCTTGCTGAGGGGTAAGGATGCTTTGTGTAGTATCCACGTCGGGGCCTTTCACGAGGAAAACAAAAAGACCCGGCGCAATGCCAGGTCGGTCATAGGCTTGGCACATGGGTTGCTGGGAAAATGGTTTTTTCATTCTATCATATCTGTCAACTACCACCTCTGGTGGTGCAAAGATAGGGAAAACCCTACGGTGTGGTAGGGAAAATCCCTACCGTGAATCCCTCCGACCACGATCGTCGGTGTCGTATCGTTTAGCCAGGAGGGGGATTTCATGCCCGATCGTTATCGTGCTCTGTCGGTCGTTGCAGCACTGCTTCTCGCTTTACTTGTCGTTGCCTGTGGCGGAACAACCACATCAGGCACAACCATCGTGCCTGCTGCTACCAGCGCACCAGCGACAGGCGGCGCGACTGCGCAGAGCGCGCCAGATGCGACCGCCCCTGTTGTAGCAGATACCACCGCAGCGCCAGTAGAGCCGACGGCAGCAACCGCCCAGATCGCCAACGTCGGCGATCGGATAGAGCAGGGCGGTGTGGCGTTTACGGTCACAAAGGCCGAGCGAAACGACAAGCCAAGTCAGTTCGCGGTTGCCAAAGAGGGCAATACCTTTATCGTCGCCGAAGTGCTGATCGAGAATGTCAGTTCGGCTGATAAGATCATGTACAATCCGTTCTTCGCTAAGCTGAAGGACGCCGATGGCTTTGAGTATCAGATCGCCTTTGGCGCGGATCAGGCGCTGAGTAATGGCGAACTGGCGAAAGGCGAGAAGGCGCGCGGAAACCTGTTGTTCGAGGTGAAGAAGACCGCAAAGGGGCTAGTCCTGTCGTATCAGCCTAATCCATTCGACAGTAACTCGCTTCTGCATGTATCGATCCCTGACGCCTAACCGCGTCGGGACATAGCGAAGCCGAGCGACGGCGCGTGTCAGGCACTACTCGTCAACGCGCCACGCCCGGCCCGTCACACATCATAGCGTATCTCGTGTCGCCGCGCAAGCGATGACACGAGATACGCTTGACGGCGTTGGTGATCGGTGGTAGGATAGGCGCATCATCCTCCCCTTCTCACCCAGTTGCTCACACCCCCGCCGTGCTCGATAGCACGGCGGGGGTGTTTTGTGTGTGTGTGAAAACAACGTTATCTGATTGTCATTTGACATGTGGCTATGTAATCGGCTATACTAGGCGCGAGGCACTACTCAATCGGCGCAAGCCGGGGCGGGTGGTGTCTTTTCTGATTCCACGCCCGCGACCGGCATTCTGGCGAATGGGTCAGCATGCCACAGCTCACACCACAACTCGATAGCCTCATTTCACTTGATCTCAGCGCCCAGATCGCGCAAATCCCACTCCATGCGGGTCATTCCGTTTTGCCCCCGCGCGGTCCCGAGCAGTACATCACGCTCCATTACTCAGGCGTCGATTACTCTGATCGCTCCCCAGCAGCAGAGAGGGCGCGTATCCTTGAAGAGGCGCGCTATCAGATCAACCATGACTACGGAACCCCCGGCAACCCTGCCTTCCCCGATGGACTCCTGTACGACATCGTTGTGCTCTCCGAAGGCATTGCTGTGCTCACACGCCGCAAGCGCGTCCAGCTCTGGCACTGTGGCAACGTAGCGGGCAACAAACTAAGCTGGGCGGTACACCTGATGCTCGGCCCCAACCAAGACGCCACTGACGCGCAGTGGACCATGACGACGCGCGTGTTCGACGCACTCATGGTCGATTGCAGTATCGCCCGCGTCAACGTGATCGGCCACGGCGAATGGCCGCGCAAGACCGGTCTACCACAGCCCAGCACAGCCTATCGGGTGCTGCCGGGGCAATCCGAGTGTCCCGGACGTGTGCTGCATGGACGCTTGGCGGCATGGCGGTCAAGTACCCCGCCCATTCCCGCCGCGTCTGACATCTGGGCGCTGTGGGGCAGCCGCTATGCGCTCCCTGTCGAGGCGCGCAACAACGGTATCCCAGCCTTCTGGAAGTCCAACACCTGGCTTGGCGAGGCACGTTCAGAGGAAACGTTCCCCGGCGCGGGTGATGTGAGCGTGTGTGTGTTCCAGTCGGGCTATATTGTGTACGAGAAGGCAACCGGGCATTGCACGGTTCAGCATCTCGAATCGAGGCTGCCGTGATGGTCGCATCCGCTACGCTCTACACCGTCGGCGCACTCGGAGCGCCGCTGTATCTCGCGGCGAGGCGCGGGCCGCAAGTCGGGTCACTGTTCCCCGGCGCGCGGGTGCCCGGTGAGTTGTGTGTCGGCGAGCGCATTCACGATAACGATCGGTGGGTGTGTATGGGGATATTCTACGCCTGGTCAGAGCGGCTGAAGGCAGCCTGAGACTAAAGGGAAGCGTACCTAGCGGCAGCTCACGACTAACCGCTAGGCACTAAGCCGCATAGCGAGATGCAGCCTAATGAAAAGTATATCACAGCGCACAATCCAGGCAGAACGCTTAACAACTCGCTTGCGCTACCAGGAGTGGCTAGGCCGACTCTCGCCACACGAGAGCGCCGCTGTCTTTCAAGCCGCCGATTGGTTCGCGACGGTCCATGCGCTCGACATGGACGCACTCTATGCCCTGATCGGCGTATTGGAGGCACGACTCGCGCGACACGAGCAACGGATTGTCGTCTTAGAGCAGGCGCGGGATGCCTGATTGGAGTGCCATTGTGTTAGCACTGGGGGGGTTGTTAGGCGGCGGCGGCATCGCGGCACTCATTCGTGCGCGCAGCCAGAATCGCGTTGACGAGCGTGCGCAGCTCACGACCGAGCAGCAGTCGTTTCGTCAGTCGATGGCTGAGCAGATCGCTGGGCTACGGGTACAGCTCACTGATGGCGCGAAGCGCAACGATGGGCTTGAGCAGGAACTGCGCACGCAGGGCAAAGAGCTTGCCGCGCTTGGCACGAAAAACGAGTATCAGGAGCGCCAATTGCATGAGCAGGCTGAGCAGATCGCTGATCTCCGCACGCAGAACGCGACACAAGCTCAGCAGATCGCGGCGTTGACGGAAGAGAAGGCGGTGGTCATTCAGCGCTTGCAGGCGGAAGTGCTCAAGAATGATTTCCTGACACGCGAGATCAACGAGTTACGCCACGAGGTCTCACGGATGCGAGAGAAGTTACCGGTGCGGGCAGAGGCAACGCCATGACCGCAGAGTGGACAGTCGAGACACTCAAAGAACACCTTGACGCGCTGTTCGAGGAGCATAATCACGCGCACACGCGCCAGCATGCCGCTGCGGAGGTCGTGACTACTGCCGCGAACGCCGCACACGAGAAGCAGGACGCTCTCAGTAAAGAGCACATCGAAACACGATTCGTTGAGCATGAACGACTGACCGCGCAGCGCTTTTCGGCACAAGAGAAGGCAGTTACGGCAGCGTTTTCGGCACAAGAGAAGGCGATTTCGGCAGCCCTCGCCGCCGCAAGCACAGCCGTGAGCAAGGCAGAAACCGCCGCTGAAAAACGTTTCGAGGGCGTGAACGAGTTCCGCGCCCAACTCTCCGATCAGCAGCGGACCTTCATACCGCGTCAAGAGGCCGATGCGGAGTTTCGTGCGATGCGCGAGCGAATCGAAGGACTGACCACGCGACTCGATCGCTCTGAGGGGCGCAGCAGTGGTGTCCATGCCAGCACCGGAATGATGATAACGATCATCCTGGTTGCCGTCGCTGTGATGGGGTTACTGATCAAGTTCCTGCCGCTTGGTACCTAAACAACCGCATATCCCGCGCGCCCACGCGGCGCGTTGTCTCATACTCACGCGAGCCCGCGCGCTCGCAGGAAGTCACGTCCTATGAGCCTCAAGCGATGGCTCACCTACTCACCTGTTCGCGTCGGTTCTGTTCTTGTGCTGATGATTATCGCGGTGCTGCTTGCGTCGTCTCTCGCGCGGCCCGCAACGCATATCCACGCCGCACCGATGACAGCGGTCGCAACGCTGGGTACCGCGACACTCACTGTTGCTGACTGCCCAGCGGGTACCGTTCTTCTGAACAGCCAAGCGTGGTTTACGGCGTTCGCTGGGCAGACAGGTCACGATTTTGGGCACACGCATTTGGAGTTTTGCTACCCTGCCGGAAGAGTATTCAACGGGAATGCGGCTGTCCCGTTTACCTTCCTTCTGACGATGCACGACAACCCCGGCGGTGCGCTGACCGGGATCGCGATTCAGGTGTTCGGTAATTACGGTGCGATTCAGGTTGCGAAGCAGGCATTCAAGCCGGCCTACACTTGCGCCGATACCTGCTCATGGCTCGTCACACTCACGCTCGATCTGACGAAGGTACCAAAGTCGGGACGGCAAGAACTGCGCGTCCGTCCAAGTGTTACCGAGAGCGACGGAGCCAAGAGCATTATCTCTACGTCGTACCCATTCCCGATCGCGAGCGATAAGCCAAAAGATGACTATCGCGGGGAGTCGTACTGGCAAGGCAAGGGATGGTACGACACGCCGCCGGGGATCGAATACGCAAAGGCGCAACTCCTTAGTCTGATGCCTATCGGCCCGATCAGTGGGGTATGGACGCCAACGGTTGGTTGCCAGTCATCCGCACTACCGGTCACGTCATGTCTTGTGGCATTGGATTCAAATTTCCATATGGGCGATAACGGGGTTGTCTTGTATCAGGGCACCGGGGCGTACAAAGGAACGGTGAGAATCGACACACGCTCGCTCGCTCCTGGCTGGCACAAGCTGATCATTCGCTCTGATGTGCGGGTTGCGTCAGTCGGCAGCACGAACAGTGGATTGCTCGGTATCTCATTCTACGTCTCGCAGCAGGGCGCGGTGTCTGCTGCTGGCATTCGTCAATAACCAACCAAAGGGGATTTTCGATGGTTATGATCACATTTAGTCCTGAAGATGCGCAGATCGTCTACGGGCTGATCGCGTCGTTCCTGGTCCCATTCGTCATCTCGGCACTCAAGCGCGCGTCCTGGTCAGCCGGTGCGAAATTCGCGCTCGCCGTTGTGGTCTGCCTGCTCGCTGGTGCGCTGTCGGTCTATATGGCCGGTACGTTTACCGGCCCTACGTCGGTCATTGTCGTGGGCGCGGCGATCTTCACAGCGGCTCAGGCTCACTTTGCTACCTGGTTCCAGTCGTTAGGTTTGGAATCGTGGCTCAATCCTGGCAGCGATGCGCCAGTGAATGTAGCACCGACGCCGATCTCGCGTCTGCCGTAGCGATGGATATCGAAGCCTACGCCGCACTCGTTGCCGCCTATCGTCAGGCGCGGCGGGCGTGGCAGAGCCCGATCGTGCAGCAGGGTGCGATGCTGCTGGGGATGGACGAGCGATCGTTCTGCCATATGCTGATATGGCTGCGCACGGGCGCGGTGGTACATCAGGCGTACGATCGAGCATTCACGGAGGCGGGCGACGATTCACAGGAGACCCCATGACGAGCTTATCCCGCCAACAGACGCTACCGCTCTTCTGGTGGCTACAGCCATCGCGCTACCAGAATCAGCCGCACGCCTACGTGTGTCCGCTCCTGATGACGCTCTCTGCGCTGCTCTGGCGCGTGCGCGGGAAGCATGCCGTGTGGAGTGCGGCGACGTGGGGGCAGTACACCGATCGTGATATTGATGAGCCGACGCCGGGATGGATTTCGCCCGCGCGGGTCGTTATTGGTCACTGCGAGGCAGACTGCCTGTTCCCGCGAAGGCTTATTGAGAAAGAATGCGACTTCTGGAATGGCCGGATCGGAGTTCGCATACGAAGCCCGCGCCGCAAGCGATGATCGCAACCGCCACAGTGCATGAAACAGCAAACGGCACGCACGTTGGCTCATACACATTCGAGGCACCATGTTGGCGAGACTGTGTGTACGGCATTCTTTATTGGCTACGAATCGAAGTGCTGCCGTATTGGCCGATCGATGCGCTACGTCTTTCGTGGTTCAACGATACCGATCGGGACATCGCAGCCGCGCTCTACGGCATCGGATTGAGTCATTCTCTCGTTGATCAACAGGCGGTACGCGCTGCGCACGAACAGGTATTTGCAGAGGCCGGCAGCGATGCGTCTCAGAGATGATCGTGGCTGTGTTATCGCCATCGGGCTATCCGTCGCGCTGCTCGCTATCTGCGCGCTGCTGCTGATTGCGGCGCTAATGGGGCACTTATGATCAGTCTAATCGCCTTTTGCATCTTCGTCGCCTTCGTCGGGCTGGCTACTTTCTTCGTGTGGCTGAATCATCGTCCGACGCGCACCACGTACACGCTGGTGCAACGCCGCGCGGCTTGGCATGTCAGCGGCGGCAAGGCATCGGCGCGACATGCAACCACCGAAGAGGCGCTGCTAGACATGAGCAGCCGCGTGAAGGGCGACGAGTGATCGGCGCAATCCGTAGCACGGCGCTGGCGCTGCTGCTGGGAGCGATGCCGTTCGGCGGGTCGGTCATGCACGGCTACGCAGCGAGGTACGATCCTGGCGTATTCGAGCAGGTACGCGCGAACCGGGGGATGCCGCACGCCGACTGCTACATCGCCTCGGATCGGCACCCGCTCGGGGCGCTGGTGCGGATCGAGGGTGTGCGAACGGGCGTGTGGCGGATCGCGCAAGTGACCGACATGTCGGCCCCGAAGGATAAGGCGCGACACCTGCGATCTGGCTTGGTGGAATTAGACTACGCATGCGCGCGAGCGATTTGTGGACATGTCTCTGAGCCGTGGCGCGAATGCCCGGTGATCGTACGAGGAGCCTGATCATGACGACCCTTCCTGGCACGTTTGGCCCTGACAATCGCTACAAGACCTACACCAACGCCCCCTCGCAGGTCACCGATGCCGCTGGCGTCGAGTTTCGTGGCCTGCTGGCGAGCGACAGTAAGCAGGCGAATAAGCTCTGCTACGTCGTGGTGCGGATGGACACGCAGGCGGTGATCTTCGCATCCCCAGCGGGTGCGGGTAGCGGCAGCATCAGCGCCGCGCCGAGCGGGCCGCTGAAGGTCGTCTACAACGTCGCGCAGAACGCGGGCACGGACACGCTGAGCACGGCGATTCCTGATGTGTTCACGCCGTTCGTGATTGAGTCGACCGTGCGGGCGATCCTTGCTACCGTCGCGCAGCAGATTCGCACGAATAAAGACACGACCGGGCTGAACCAATCGATCTATCAGAAGATCGTCGGCTACGCCGCCTCGACGCACGCCGCGCTGGTTGCCGAGATAGTGAAGAAGGTCGGCGAAATCTACGGGCTCACTGCCGCACCGCAGCCGAGCGCGGCGAGTCCGCAGGCGGCGCACCCGGATGTGGAGATGTAGCTATGGCAGAACTTCCGCGCCGTTCGTTTCTGGTGAATCTTGGGCTTTTGCCTTTTACGATCAGGGGGCTGTCTAGTAGTGTGCCGATACAGAAGCCGAACGAGATGCCCGTTGCTGTTGATACGGAGTCACCTTCACCGGGCGTGGCGACGGGCGGATGGGTCACGATCACGGTCAATGGTGTGCCTTGCAGGTTTCCCGTTGTTCCCTAGAAAGCACATATGACCTACACGCCCGACAGCCCGCTCATCGGCCCATCGCACGCCACGGCGGCGCAGTGTGCGGCGTACATCCTTGCGCGCCCGCATGGCGAGTACGACGAACACGATATCGCTGAGGTAATCGTGCCGGGCTATGTGCGTGTGTGTGAGCGGGTGGGGCTGGACTGGACGCTTCTGATTGCGCAGATGTGTCACGAGACAGCGTATCTGAGCAGTTGGTGGTCACAACGACCGAGGCGCAATCCGGCAGGGATAGGGGTAACCGGGTACAGCACGAATCCTCGTCATTTAGTGCCGGCTGGGCCAGGGTGGGTATATCGTGGCAATACACTTGTCGAGGGCTGCGCGTTCGCCTCGTGGACTGATGACGCGATACCCTGCCACGCCGGGCGCTTGCTCGCCTACGCACTCACGGATGCGGACATTGCGCCGTTCCCAACCGGGCGCGATCCTGAGTTGCACCAAGCGCAGCGCAGCCTGATTGCACAGGCACTCGCCGTGCGTCCGCTGCCTCCGTCGTATCGTGGGGTTGCGCCGAGTCTGCGAGGACTAGCGGGGCGATGGGCGGTGCCGGGGGCGACCTACCCGGATAAGATCGTGACGATCGCGAATGCGATTGTGCGGGTGAGGGCGTAGTCATGGCGTATTCTGTAAGGCACCCATGGAAATGTGAGCGCTGTGGTACTGTCTGGGCTGCGTGCCCGCCGTTCTGTGGTTGCTCTGAGTATTCAACCGTGTCCACTACAACCGTAACGACGGGTGGGTCTCCTGTGTTGATTCCTGCTGCTTGGCGTTGCACATGTGCTGCGTATCCGGTTATTGATACGCGCTGCCCTGTGCATGGAGTGCGGTTTGTTTCGAGTTCATGGAGGACACATTGATGATCCGTGCGCTTGGCTACGCGCTGCTGCTGAATATCCTGTACGTGCTGATCGTCATAGTGAACCTAGTCGCGTTTGGGTTCTTCAATCTTGGCGTCGTGATCATCGCGCCGCTTGTGTGTGGGGCGCTGCTGCCTATTCAGTACGATTCTGTTCGGCAGAAGTATGCGCGGAAGCAACCAACGCACGATGTGGTGTCTTCCGAGATCGTGTGTTGGTGATGTCCCTTCGTCATCCGCTGCAATGGCTGCTGTGGGGCCCGCTGTCTGCCGTTGCCGCGCGGGTGTGGCCTAGATTTGAGTGAGTGTGTGAGTGCTGGGTTGACCGATAAGCAAGCGCTGTTTGTGCGAGAGTACCTAGCCTGCCTGAATGCCGCTGAAGCAGCTCGAAGGGCAGGCTATTCAGAGCACACCGCACGACAGCAAGGGCAGCGCCTGTTGACAAATGTTGACATTGTTGAAGCAGTGCGTATCGGACTCGCCGAGCGCGCGATGCCTACCGACGAGGTGCTGACGCGGCTTGCTGACATTGCACGCGGCGACATGGGTGATTTCCTGCGCATTGACGAGGAGGAGATCACCCTGAGCCAAACACTGGCCTATGTTACGCAGCAGGAAGCGGGGGGTGCCGTAAGTGCTGCTGTCTCTCGCCTAAAGGGTGAAGATTCGGGCAATAAGGATGAGCCGCGCCGGGCATTACTTATCACAACCGAGACGGTTAAGCGCCCGATCGCGCGACTCGATCTTATGCAGGCTGGTCGGCGCGGGCTACTACGCCTCGTCAAGAAATACTCGCTTGACGACAAGGGTAAGGTCGCAATCGAGTTGTATAGCGCGCAAGACGCACTGAACACGTCAGCGAAGATACACGGACTGCTCAAAGAGCAGTCAACGAATCTGAATGTGACACCCGATGAACTCAAGAACATGAGTGACGAGGATTTCAACGAACTTGCTCGGAAGCGTGGCCTCCTCTAACGGTCTCAGCGACCTTGATATTCTCATTGAGCGTGAGCGTAGGCGACGTATCGCTCTGGCGAACGTGGTGCTTGACCCGTACCGCGCCGATCCTACTGCCTTCATCGATGAGTGTGTCTCGATTGACAATGCGCAGAGCGGCGACTCGGCTGATGCGCAGCATGAGACGATGCCGTTCCATCTCTGGCCGGCGCAAGCTGATCTGCTTGCCGCAATCCACACCGAACGCCTGCTGCTGATCTTGAAAGCACGCCAACTCGGTATCTCCTGGTTGGTGTGTGCCTACGCGCTCTGGCTGTGTCTGTTCCGCCCTGGTCGCCTGGTGCTGATGTTCTCGATCGGGCAAGGTGAAGCCAATGAGATGCTGCGCCGCGTCAACGTGATGTACTGGCGGCTGAGCAGCGCGTTGCGCGATAGTTTGCCGCATCTTGTCAAGGAGAACACTGAGGAGATGACATGGGCTAACGGCTCACGCATCCAGTCGCTTCCCGCGCGTAAGACGGCGGGCTCTGGCTACACGGCGTCGTTGGTCATCCTTGACGAGTTTGCCAAGAACACGAGCGCGAGAGAGATTTACACCGCTGTCAAGCCAACCGTGGATGGAGGCGGGCAGATGATCATCCTCTCGTCTGCGCACGGCGTCGGCAATTTGTTTCACGAGATGGTCACACGCGCACTCGCGCGCCTCGGTCGCTTCGCCTTTCGTTTCCTGCCATGGACGGCGCGGCCTGGTCGTGATGCGGCGTGGTACAGTGCTGTTGCGGCGGATGCGGTGGACTCGTCGCTAATGAAGCAGGAGTATCCCGCGACGCCGGAAGAGGCATTCGAGGCGACGGAGGTTGACTCGTTCCTGTCGAATATCCAGCTCTGGGATGCGTGCCGAGACGACACGCTGCCGCCGCTCGGACCGCATGAGCCGTGCGTCTTGGCGATGGACGGCTCAGAGAGTGACGACACCTTCCCACTGGTGCTGATCTCGCGCCATCCTGCCGACCCGGTGCGGTTCGCCGTGCGCTACTGTCATATCTTCACGCCGGTTCCTGGTGTGGTGCTGGATGACACCGAGATTGAGGCGGAGATACGCGATCTGTGCCGGCGCTTTGCGATTGTCGAAATCGCCTTCGACCGCGCGCTGATCGGCCAACTGATGCGCCGGCTCACGACACAGACGGTCAATGGGCCACCACCAATTCCGGTCTCAGCGGAGAAGTTCAATCAGGGCGGTGATCGACTTGTCGCCGATAAGTTTCTCTACGACCTGATTCTTCAGCGCCGGATCGCGCACAACGGACAGGAAGACTTACGCCAGCACGTCGCGAATGCGAATAAGAAGAAGGACGCGAGCGGGCGTATCCGCATCGTCAAGCGCACGCATCGACTCAAGATCGATGCGTGTGTGGCGACGGCGATGGGCGTGATGCGTGCGTCGGAGGTGCTGTCGTTCGTTGCGTGGGACTCCGCGCAACTTGAGCCATTAAGTACAGGACGGAACGTATAGATGCTCGGTACCTCGACCAACTGGCTTGCTGCCGTCTCGCGCCTGCTTCGGCGCGATCATCGGCAGACCTCGTGGGCCTGGATTGATCGTCAATCCTCCTATCTGTTGTTCGACTCCTACTACGCCAACACTGCCTACGAGCGCCTGTTCGACGGCGGGCAGCGCGACGCGATCAACGCCTCACTTGGCAACGCCGCCGCTGCGGACATTGCTGGACTGTACAACCCGGTCGCGAACGTGGTTGACCTATATCTGAACGTGTTCGGCGGTAATTTCGGCGATGAGATTCAAGTCGAGCCAACCGGCAACGCGACACCAGCGCTCGTCAATGTCATCGGTCAAATCTGGCGATGGTCGAATCTCTCCGTCGAAAAGCAGCCACTGTGCCGCTATGCTGCAACGCATGGCAACGTCGGGCTACGCATCGTCGCGCGCAATGACCCCGATCTGACGAAGCGCCGTGTGTATCTCAAGCCAGAGCACCCGCGCATCATTCGTGATCTTGAGCGCGACGAGCGTGGCAACATTACTGCGATCCAACTCGAATACGACGTGACCAGCGGGCTCGCCGAGAAGGCCACGACGATCACGGTGCGCGAAGAGTTGACCACGGAGATGATCCGCTCGTGGCGCGTATCCGGCGGCACCTCGCTCGTCCCCTACGATCTCTTTGCCAAGGCCGATAACGGCCCGCGTTGGGAGTACCCGAACGCGCTCGGTATCGTCCCGTACGTGCTCCTCAGGCACGAGTACACCGGTGATACCTGGGGGCGTAATGCCTTCTATAAAGCGCTGAGCCCACTGAACCGACTGAACGCGCTGATCACGCATGTCGATGTTCAAGTGCATAGGCACGTCAACGGCGTGCTGTTCATCGCCGCGAGTGGCGCGGCCCCGACGACCATCGATCTGTCTGGGCTCAAGGTCGCATACGTCGATACGCGCAACAGCGCCACGACGCCATTTATGCAGTGGATGGTCGCGCCGCTCGATTTGCTTGGCGCAATCGCCGAGATCAATCTTCAGCTCGACATGATCGAGGATAGCTTGCCGGAACTCAAGGCGACGGCGGGGAAGTTCCTGTCAGGCCAGAGCGGGCAGACAATCGCAGAACTGCGCAAGCCGGCTGAGGAGAAGGTCAATCTCGCGCGGGCGAACTACGAGTCGGCACTGATCGATGCACAGAAAATAGCGGTTTCATGGATGGTGCTGCTTGGTATGGCTGATGTGGGCACCGGGATGGGCACGCGCGCCGCCGCCGACGCTGCATTCGCGGGCGGCTATGAGGATCATCGCTTCAATACGCGCCCGCTGCTTTCGCTGACGAGCCCGCCGCCCGCGCCACTGTCAATACCAGGAGCCGCGCCTGTTGTAGCGACACCCCCGGCTGTACCGCCAGCGCAGGGCGGGACGCCACAGCCGGTGTCGATGGATATGACGACAAAAGCCGGGGGTGCGTCATGAACGACACCATCCACGAATCAGTGCCCGCGCATCGTCAGCCATCAGATGAGGCAATCGCCTATTTTCAAGACTGCCGACGCTTGCTCGGCATCAGCGATACATGGCACCTCTGGCTTGAGGTCGCTGATGCGCCATACGGCAATGAGGAAGCAGACGGCGCGGCTGATCTTGAGGCGCGTTACCTCAAAGGCACGATCATCTATCGGCGCAATTTGACCGATGCGCGTCGCCCGTTCGTGCTGATGCATGAGGCGTTCCATGTGGTCTTTGCGCCACTCCAACTCGCACATGATCGCGTGGTCGAACTACTACCAGAGGCGCTACAGACGCACGCACGCGAGCTGCTGTGTGATGCGGAAGAGCAGATCATTGAGCAACTGACCCGTGCGCTGCAAGCACAGATTACGCCACCGAAAGACGATGCGGTTACACCTAGCGATACGGACAAGGAATCGTCATGACCACACTGAACAGCACCGCAATCCCGCTTCACACACACACCGCGCCAATCATTGCCGCGCCGGTGCTGTTCCTCTGCCCCTACTGCGGTCATGGCGTACGCGAGCATATGCGCTTGTCCTATCCGCCGTCGGTTGTGGGGGCGTATCAGCCGGTCTATCGGTGTGTGTGCGGACGGCATTTCGGGCTGCCGATCACGCGGGATGAGGAGTGAGGCGGCATAGATGTGGGCTATGTCTATCGCCGTTACCATAGAATTGTCACTTGACACCAGCGTGCGCGCGTGCTAGACTAAAGGCTACTGATCAGGGTGGCAGTGTGAGTTGAACACGCTGGCCTAACAGCACGGAAATGCAGGTGGAATGCCTGCCCGCCCTGATCTCCTAAGTTCATCCATCCGACGATCCAACGGGTCGCATCTCTTACGAGACGTGACCCGTTTTGTTTTGCCCAGAATAAGGAACCACCATGAGCGACCCCACACCGCAGCCGGCGGGTGCCCCGGCGAACGAACCCCCGGCCCAGCCGCCGGCCCCGATTGTTGCGGCGATCCCACCGACGCCTGCTCCGGCAAGCGCGGGATTTACCCAGGAACAGTTGAATAGTGCCATCGCCGACGAGAAGCGCAAGTGGAAAAAGCAGCAGGACGATGCGGCTGCCGAGATCAAGCGCAAGGCGGATGAGGACGCGGCGGCAGCGCGCGGCGAATTTGAAAAGCTCGCCAACGACCGCGCGACCCTGATCGCGAAGCTCGAAGCTGATCACGCGACGGTGACTGCGCAACTTACAGCGTATCAAGAAGAGATGGAGCGCCAGATCAAGGCGCGCGTCAAGGTGCTGCCGGAAGAGATTCGTGAGATGAAGCCAGACGGCGATCCGTTGGTCGTGTACGCCTGGCTGACGAAAGCCGAGGCAGCGGTGACCAAGCTCACGCCCCCGACGGCGACGGTACTCGGCACACCGCCCGGCCCGGTCGGCGGTGGCGCACAGCCAAGCGCGTTTGCGAATGGCGATCTGCTCGCACAGAAGCGCGCGAGTGGCGACTATGCGATCTAACAGGAGTTCTTCATGGCTCTGATTACGAAAGATGCGAATGCGAGCTTGGACGCGGCCAGCGCCGCCGACGCGCCGCAGCGCTCAAGTCTGACGGCGGGCGAGGCGCTCGACAGCCTTGCGCCGTGCTATATCAAGGGTGCCGATGGACTCGTGTACATGTCCAACGGCACGGCAGCGAATGAGGCGTCGGGCTTTGACGGCTTTACGCCGAAAGCCTACGCCATCGGCGCGTCCATGGTCACGTTGTTCGGCATCGGCACCAAGATGCGCTATGCAACCGGACTGACCCCCGGCGCAAAGCTGTACATCGCCGCAACCAAGGGCCGGCTCGATGACACCGCAACCACCGGTGACGCGGTGGGAGTCGCGCGTGCTATCAACGCAACCACGATCCGCATCACGCGCGACGTGTAGCTGGCAAAGGAAGAATAGACTATGGCTCCGATCGTTGGCACATACGATATTAGCTCACTCCTCAGCGTGCGCTTTCAGTCCATCGATGCGTTCGGCATCGATACGGTCGTGCAGGTGCTCAAAGACGACCTTGCGGCGCATAACGCGATCGTGCAGGAAATGATGGCCGATCTGTGCTTTAGCACCGTCGATACACAGGGCATCTACGGCACCGGCACGACCGGCGAGATGAATGAGGTTGACGAGTACGGGCGCACGGAGACGCAAAAGCAGACACCCGGCGCGCCGGTGGCCTGGCCGTTGCGCCTATTCCAATTTGCCGTCGGCTGGACGGCGAAGTACATGGAGATCGCCACGCCCGCTGATCTGGCCTTGCAGCAGATCGATGCCGAGAAGGCGCATATGAAGGCGCTCCGTCGCGATGTGAAGCGCGCGATCTATGGCAGCGCGAACTACACCTATATCGATCACCTGATCAATAACTATCCGCTGCTGGTCAAGCGCTTCGTCAACGCCGACAGCGCGGCGATCCCGGATGCCCCCGACGGTTCGACGTTCAACGCATCCTCGCACACGCACTACGACGCATCGGCGACGCTGACCACTGCGGTGGTTGACGCGGCGATCACCGACCTGATCGAGCACGGCCACGGCGGGCGCGTCAAGCTCGCCATTCACTACAGCAACGCCGCCGCGTTCGCTGCGCTAACCGGCTTCGTCGCCGCGCTGCCGCAGTATATCCAGGTGCCGGCCTACAACGTCGCAACGCCAAGCGTCCGCACCGATCTCGGCAATCAGTACAACCGGCTCGTCGGCTACTACAACACCGCTGAGGTGTGGGTCAAGCCATGGGCAATCGCGGGTTATATGTTCCTGTGGGATAGCGCATCAAACGGCAAGCCGCTGGCGTATCGGCAGCGCAACACGCTAGCTACCCGACAAGGTCTGCGACTTGCGGCGGAACTGCCCGACTACCCGCTCTACGCCAAGTACTATGAGGCTGAGTTCGGCATCGGTCAATGGGTACGCACCAACGGCGTGGTCGTGCAATTCACCAACGCGTCGTATCAAGACCCAGTTATAACCTAATCGGAGGCGTGCGATGGGCAAGCCGAGTAAGGGCACCAAGAAGGATATGCGCCTCAGTGAAAACAAGCGCGTATCTACAAAGAAAAAATGAGGCACCACTATGCCGGATACCATTCTCGGCGGCGCATACCTCGCCGCTGATGGCAAGACATGGCACAACGCAAACGGCGAGCCGTTGACAGAAGATCAGGTGCATGCAGCCAAGCGCCTGCATACCCGTCGCGCGAATGATCTCGCAGCGCGCGAGTCGGAGCGTGTCAACCAGGCCGTGCGCAACGACCCGATCGCGCAGGCGCTCTTGACTCAGGCGGCAGCGCAGATGCCTGTCGCGCAACTCCCGCACCCGACGCAAACCAGCGAGCCGCCGCCCGATCCGCAGGGCGGCAAGGGCAAAAAGAGCGAGTAGAGCACGCATGTCTTACTCCGATACGCTCGAAACCGATACGGATCGCATCCGTGCCTACATCGGCGATACGTCGAATGACCCGGCGACAGAGATGGTCACCGATGACCACATTGACACGGTGCGCGGCTTCTCATCCACACTATCAAATGCGGTCGCATTTCTGGCGAATGAACTAGCAGTACGCTACGCACAAGAGCCAGGACGAGTCACGTTGCCGAGCGGCCTAACCGTCGCGTGGCAGGATCGGGTCAAGACCTGGCTCGACATCGCCGCGCTCGCCCGCACCGGCGCGCTCATTCCGCAGACCGGCGGCGTATCGTTCGTGCCGGCGACGTTTAGCGATGGCTCCGTGGTGCCGGACGAGTACGGACGGGCGACGATCTTTAACTGGTGGTATCCGCGATGGTAGCGCTGATCAGCGCCGCCACGATTGCCAAGCTCACACAGATCGATGAGCGGGCGATGAACGAGTCGTTCACTATCACGAGCGTCACGCGCGTTGACGACGGCGGTGGCAGCAGCACGGAGACGACTAGTACCGTTACGACGCCGGGTTACATGTGGAGCGTGAGCGGTGACGAGGCGGGGGCGGATCAGATCAAAGCGCGCGGGCGACACCGTATCGCTGTGCCAAAGGACGTGAGCGTATTGGCGACGGCGCGGATCACGCAGGTTGCGACCGGGCGACAGTTCGTGGTGAAGTACCCGTTTCCGATCAGTGCCTATTCAACCAGTCTGATCGTCGGCGTCGAAGACAAGGGCTAGCGTATGTCGATCACGATTGTCAGTGACCAATTTACCGAAGCCTCCACGATCGCGCTCACGTCGCATGTGCCCAGCACCGCCGGTGCCGGCTACACGACGATTGACTCGACCGGCACGTCCGTGCTGAATAACGATGCGGCGGATGTGGTGATTATCTCGCTCACGGCGACGGCGGCGGGGCACTTCGTTGCATCCGCGCCCGATCCGAGTGGTGCGGAGTACACCGTCAGCTTCACGGTCCCCGTCGGCGACACCGGCTCGGCAACCCGCCCGCTGCGCCTGATCGCGCGCTGGACGGATGTGAGCAATCACTATCATTTTCGCCTGTTACCGGACGCGCACGCGAGTCCATCGCAGCGGCTGGTCAAGGTGGTTGCGGGCACCTTGACCGAACTGGCGAACGCGGATAACCCGACCGTCGGCGGGGATGTGTTCCAGCTTATCATCACGGACGCGCTGAAGACGGTGACACAAAACGGCGTGGTCGTGTTATCCAGCACCGATAACAGCATTACAGCGGCGGGCAAGGCCGGGTTCGGCATGGGCAAATTGACGGCGGGCGATACCAGCGGCAACGTCAATACCGGCTCCTGGCAAATAGATAACTATAGCGTGACGATGCCGGGGATGTTTCCGCCCTTTCCGCCCGCGATGGGCACGTACGCGCGCATGTGAGGCGATATGGCACGCGGTTCCTATAGCGTCTCGGCGCAAGCGCAGACGATTAGCACGGCGATAACCATTCTGGAGATCACCGCGCCAGCAGCGGGCGTGATCTTCGTGACCGATGCCTGGCTTTCCGCCGCGACGGTCACGGCGGGCACGGCACGGCTTCAACTCTTGCGCAAGACCGCAACCGTGACCGGCACTGCCAGCCCGCCGACGCCGGTGTGTCTCGACGGGACGGCGACGAGTGGCGTAACGATCAAGTGGAAAGCAACCGCCGAAGGCACCGACGGCGGCATCATCCGTGAGTATAACCTGCGGCTTGACGGCGGTGAGGTGCTGTATCTGCCCATCCCTGATAAGCAGGTGTTTGTGCCGCCATCGGGGATTATCGCGCTGAAGTTTCCTGCCGCGCCCACATCAAGCGCGTACACCTTCGGCATTGAGTATACCGAGTATGTCTAGCACGATCTGCGCATCGTAAAGGATAGCCGTCATGGCCGTTACTGCACAACTCTATCGAAAAGCCCCGATCAACCTGGCTGGCTCAACCGTCTCGGGCAACGCGCCGATCGACTGGCTTACCGATACGATCAAGGTCATGCTCTGTACCTCGGCCTACACGCCGAACGCCGATACGCATGTGTTCAAATCCGATGTCACGAATGAGATCAGCGGCACCGGCTATACCGCAACCGGCGTCGCCTTAGCGTCGCCGACCGTCGTGTACACCGCAGCAGGCTCGTGGGCAACCACCTGGGCCGCAACCACCGCCTATACGGTTGGGCAGATCGTGCGCAAGGTCACGACCAACGGACACCTCTATGTGTGTGTGATCGCGGGCACATCCGGCGGCACGGAGCCAACATGGCCGACTACGAGCCGCATGACCGTCGTTGACAGCACGGTCACCTGGGCCGAGTGTGGCGCGGGCATCAATATCTTCAGCGGCGCGAACACATCATGGACCTCATCGACGTTGACCGCGCGCTACGCCGTGCTGTATGACAGCACACCCGCGACGGATGCCACGCGCCCGCTGATCGCCTATGTGGATTTCGGCGCGGACCAGACGACGAATAACGGTACCTTTCAAATCAACTGGGATACCACGTACGGTATCTTCTACGTGACCGTCGGCTAGACCGGAGGGGGCTATGCCCTTCGTCTTCCGTCGCCCGCCGGACGTACGCCAGCAGCATAGTGCGATAGCACTCATGGGCGGCGCGTCGCCGGATGTCACGATTGCTGCGCCTGCCGCGTCTGTCGATATGCAGGGCAACTCACCGGGGCTCTCCGCAGGCGCAACGCTGCTGTTGGTGGCGGTGTTCGCGTTTGCCGTCGCTGCGCCCCCGGCGGTGTCGGCCAGCACGACAATTAACGCACCGCCCGCCGCATCCGCTCGCGCAACCGGCAGCGCGCCTGCGATCAGTACTGGTGCAACCGGCAGCGCGCCCGCATCATCGGCCCGAAGCGACGCCCGCCCGGCAAGCCTGAGCACAGGGATAACCATAAGCCCGCCCGCCGGGGGCATGAGCACCTACGCCGCGCCGGGGACGATCAGCACCGGGGCAGCCAGCAGTGCGCCTGCTGGCGCAGCGACTAGCCAAGCGACGCCGTCCAGCATCAGTACTGGGCTTACGCTCGGGGCGGTGTCCACCGGCGGTACAGGGCAGGCTCGTGCGCCGACGCTGATCGTGGGCAGCAGCAGCAGTATCCCCGCGAGCGGCATGCGCGCCGAGAGTAGCGCACCTGCGATCAGTACCGGCGTTGCCCTCAGCAGCCCAGCACCTAGCAGCAGCGCCCGCGCGAACGTGCCCACACTCACGAGCGGCAGCACGTTGCTTGCCCCAGCCGGGGGCGGCGCAACGACGGCGAGCCCGCCGAGTGTGAGTAGCGGCGTAGGCATGAGCGCCACGCCGAGCAGCGCCGACACACGCGGCAACGCGCCGAGTCTTGCGATTAGCAGCACGCTTGCCGCAGTATCCGGGAGTAGTGCGACACAGGCAGGCGCACCCGCCGTAGTGCTGTCGGTCATGGTGAACGCACCAGCATCGGGGTCGAATGCGCGCACCGGCATAGCGGCACTCCTCAGTAGCAGTCTGTTTGCGAGCCCAGCGGGGTCTGGCGCGGCGTATACCATCCCGCCGGCGGTCGTGACGGGCATCGTCGCCCCAGCCCCACCAGCCGGGGCAAGCGCCAATAGTAGCGCGCCGCTTCTCAGTAGCGCAAGCACGTTTGCCGCGCCGGGGGCATTTGGCAGCGCCGGTACGGGTATCCCGACGATCAGTAGCGGGCTTGCACTAGCGGGGCCGCCGAGCACTGCCACTGGACAGAGCCGCCCGCCGAGTCTCAGTATCGGCGTTGGGCTGCCCAGTAGTGCGGCGACGGCGAACGTGGGTAGCGCGCCGCCGGGACTGACAACCAGCAGCGTCCTGCCCAGTGGTAGCGCAGCGGCGCAGAGCTACGCCGCATCGCCGCTCGTCGTCACCGGAGCGGTCGCCGCCCCATCAGGCGCAGGGCTCGCCGCCGTTGCGGTTGCTCCTACGTTGCATACCGATAGCGCGTTCGTCGTCACGAGCGGCGGCGCGTACGCGGGAGCGGGAGCGCCGGCCGTATCGGTTGCTACTGCCACCCTGGTGGGCGCGCCAGCGGGCGTAGCGGCGACAGGGACGGTGAGTCCAGCCCTAGCCGTCGGTAGCATCAGCAGCGCAGCACCGATACCGATCAGTGCTGGTGTGGGTGCGCCGGGGTTGTCGCTTAGCGTAACGATCCGCCCGCCCGCCGTGTCATCTGCGGCCGGGTGCGCGATACCAGCGACGGTAAGCGGCAGTGCGATCGGCGCATTGTTCGCGAGCGGGGCCGCGTACAGCGTAGCGCCGGGACTGCATGTATCGCTAGCGCTGGAGGGTATTGGGGGTGCATGCAGGGCAGAAGCCACCGCGCCGACGATCACGAGTGGTACGCCGGTGTCTCACGGTCGCATCCGTGTCGCTTGGCACACGGCGCAGCCGCGCACGACATGGCGCGCGGCGCAACCGAGGGCACCAGGGAGCGCACGCCAGCCCGGTAGTGCATGGCGTATGAGCGCGCCGGGGGCGACGTGGACAGCCACACAGCCGCATATTGAGGGTAGCGAGTAATGCCAACAACGATCAACACACCCGCAGTCGAGCGCAGTACCTATGTGCTCACGGCTGATTTTACCGACGAGACTGGCGCGGCGGTGGTACCAAACGCGGGACTCAACTGGACGCTCATGACGAAGGCGGGTCGGGTAATCAATAGCCGGTTGAGTGTGCCGATTACGCCTGCTTCGTCAATCACAATCGTGCTGAGCGGTGACGATCTGGCGCTGGTGGATGGCGAGACCAAGGGGCGTCGCGTGCTGATCGAGGGCACCTACGACAGCGATCTCGGCGCGGGTCTCGCGATCCGCGATCAGCTGACCTTCTCAATTGTGAATCTGACGGAGGCGATCTCATGACGCTGAATATGGCGGGACTCCAGACCTTCCGCGCGGGGCTGGCCGACGCGATCGATGCGGGCTGCGAGGAAACCGCTGATCAGGTGCTCGCGATCCGCGATCCGCTCACGCCGGTGCTCTCGGGGGAATTGCTCGACACGGGCACGGTTGTTCAGATCGCAAGTGGGCATTGGCAGGTGCGCGAGGGTGATGGACTGCCGGATGCGCGGGCAAGCTATACCGAGTATGGCACCTCCAAAGCACCCGCCCAGCCGCATATGACGCCAGCCGCAGAGCAGGGGCGCGAGTTGCTACCAGTGAATATCGCCGCCCGGCTTGCCGCGCTCGCAGAACAGAGCAGCGTATGAAGGTGATCGCAGACAAGACGCTCGGATGGCAAAAGGCCATTGCTTACCTGAACGGTGAACGGATGGACTGGTGTACCGAGGCGGATGATGTTGCCGGGTATGTGATCGTCCATGTCGCCGAGCGAGCGCCTGATGGTCGTGTGCATTTTCAGCTTGACGAGCATGGCGAGCCGGTCACCCGCATGCTGTCGGGCAATGTCGAGATCAGGATGAACGGATGAGTCCAACACCGATCTTGGACGCGATCACGCTTGTGCGTGTCGCCATCCGCAACGCGCTAAAGCCGCTTGCCGCACCGCATGGTGTGTACTGGCTACAGGCTGATCAGAGTACGCCCGATCAACCGGTTGCCTATCCCTACATTATCTTTCAGTCGCAAGACCTGGGCGGAAAAGATGTGAAGCATCTGGGCGATTACGGTTGGCAAGGACTCGTGACGATCCGCGCGCTGGCCGATGGACCAGCGGGAAAACTCCGAGGGGCCGAGGCGCTGTTAGTAGCGGTCTTACCAGGGATGGATAGCCTTGCATCGGCGGGCTATGGATTCTTTGTCGAGCATGAGCGCCCGCTGGTCTTGCCGCCGGATGTGGATGGGATATGGCAGGCGGGATCGATCTATCGCGTGGGGATGTATAGCGCATGACGGATCGCACACTGAACATCACATGGGGCGGCACGGCACCCTGGCTAAACTACGGATACGGCGTCACGACCGAACTGGTTGTGCCGCGCCTTCGTGATCGCCTCGGTCACGAAATGAGCATCAGCGCCTACTACGGGCTGCCGGGTGGCAAGCTGACTTGGCGCGGCATCCCGGTCTATCCATCCGGCTTTGCGGCCTTCGGTAACGATATTCACGCTGCGAATGCCAGGCAAGCGGGTGCCGATCTGCTCATAACGCACCAGGACGCCTGGCCGCAGTCGCCCGCGCAACTCACCGCGAACGGCACGCGCTGGTGTGCGTGGGCTCCCATCGATAGTGAGCCCATCGCACCGCAGATCGCGATCCGGCTGAAAGAGTGCTATCAGGCGATTGCGCTCTCACACTTCGGTCAGCAGCAGGCCGCCGCCGCCGGACTCGATCTACCGCTCGTGGTCCAGGGCGTTGACACCGGCGTCTTCACGCCCGGCAGCAAAGCCGAGGCGCGCGAACGCCTCGGATGGCCGCAGGATGCGTTTATCGTCGGCATGGTCGCGATGAACACCGGCTACCCGTCGCGCAAAGCTTATCCGCAGCAGTTAGAGGCGTTCGGTCAGTTCTTCCAGCGCCATAGCGATGCCATGATCTATCTGCACTGCTTTGGCGAACCGGAACTGGATGAGAACGCGATCCCGCTCGTGTGGCACCTGGAGCGCTACGGCGCACAGCACGCGGCGCTGTGGGCCGATCCTTATCAACTCGCCGTCGGCTACACGCAAGCGCAGATGGTGGACCGCTACCGCGCCTTTGACGTGCTCTTGTGTGTGAGTATGAGCGAGGGTTTCGGCATCCCCTTAATCGAGGCGCAGGCGTGTGGCTGCCCTGTCATCGTCGGCGACTGGACGGCGATGAGCGAGAACTGCTACACCGGCTGGAAGGTCGCAAAAGAGGATAGCGAGCCGTGGCCGACATCCCCGCTGCGCTGCTTCTGGCGCTTGCCACATATCGGCGCGATTGTTGAGAAGTTAGAACTGGCGTACATCACACAACACGTCGCTGGTCCTGATCACCCGTCTAGCAGGCGGGCTCTTGGTGAGCGGGCACGCGCTGCTGTTGTTGCTAATCACGATCAGGACATGCTGATCGATACGCAATGGCGCGCGGTGCTGAACGACCTTGCGCAGCGCATCGCTGATGAGCCGACGCCCTGGCACCGCCATCAGTGGGCTGCCTATGGGCATCAGAACGGGCGCGGCGTGATTATGCCGTGTACGGTCAGGGATTGCCCGGCTGAGAGCACTGGTGATGCGATTGCACCAACAGGCTTCCCGCTCGTGATCGACGGCATCACGCTCGACATCGCCGACGATCCGAACGGTGGGGTCAAGCACGCGATCGCACACGAGATCACCTCGGTCTACCGGCTGCAAGACCTGGTCTTTCAGCCCGGCGATGTGGTGATCGACGTGGGCGCACATGTCGGCGTGGTGAGCTGTTATCTCGCAAAGAAGTGGCCGCGCATTTTCATTATAGCAATCGAGCCTGTTCCTGCAAATTATGATCGGCTCGTGCGGAACGTGGTAACGAACGGCTGCGCGAACGTGAAACACATCCATTCCGCTATCACGAGTGATCGACGCGATCTACTGCTCTCTGGCGATCCGGGAGTCAACAGCGGTCACTACAGCGCCTTTGCTGAGACCGGGCCAGACAGCATACTCGTTGCCAGTATGACGCTTGGCGATCTGCTAGAGACCTATGGCATCCCTTACATTGCCATGTTGAAACTCGACTGCGAGGGCGCAGAATACGAGATCGTCTATGGACCAGAACTACTCCATCGAATGGATACGCTTGTGATGGAGGTCCATGAGAACGCGCGGCTGATTGCCGCGCATGGCACCGGCGCGGCACTTGTGGAATACGCCAATCGCTTCATCCCGATCGTGCGCACGAGCGTGATCACGATTCCTGATGCGGAGGAGGTACCGCATGGCCGTTGATGCCACGGTCGTCTTGCGACTCGACCCCGCCGATGTGGAGCGTATCCAGGCGATTCTGACCCAGCAGGTCGAAATCATCGGCCTACTCAACGAGCTGCTGAAACGGCAGCCTGCGAACGCCGATCTCATTGGCCCATTTCTGAACGATCCGGCAGCGACTATCTTTCATCCCCGGCGCGAGCCGGAAGGCAACGGCGAATAACCAGAGGAGATCATCATGCCACTTCCGATCCAAGGCCCCAACGGCAAAGTTCTGGCCGGCACCGTCCCGCTCATCTTCATCCAAGACTGGACCGGCGACATTAAGCAGGAAAAACAGGTGCTTGGCCCGTTTCTGAATGACGCGGGCAATCTCTACTACTCGCGCACGTCGCGCAGTCTCGCGTGGTCCATGAAGGGCATCGTGCCGAGCGGGCGTGATGCGAGCCAGACCGGCATCATCACCGCGCTCACCGGCGGCACCGATACGCCGATCACGCTGATGTCAACGGCGGGGTACACCGTCACGATTACCAACGCCTTTGTCGAGAGCGTGAAATTAGGCCACGACGCAAAAGGGACGGCAACATTCGAGGCGTCGGGACTCGATGACGGCGGCTTTGTGGTCGTATAAGCTAGATACTAGCTTTAGATACTGTTAGGAATGTGTGTGTCTGACTTTGATGAGTTCAACCCCTCGTCGCAACTGAACGGGGCGGGCGGCGACTATGCGACCGCCGACGATCTGCTCACGCTCTCGGATATGTTCGAGCAGGACGTGACGATCACCCGCTGGCACAAGAACGGCAAGCCGCTCAAGATTCGTGTACGGGCGCTTGACCTTGATCAGCAAGAGCGCATCCTGAACGACGCGCTTATTCAGAATGCGAAAACCGGGCTGTGGGAAACCAGCGACGCGGCCTATTGCGCAGCGACGTTGCGCGAGATGTGCGTGGTACCGAAGCTGAACGACGATCAGGCGCAGCGCATGCGCGGACATAATCCGACGATCATCAAATCACTCGTGCGCTACGGATGGAAGCTCTCTACGCTCGATGACAGTCGCCTGGAAGCAGAGGCCGCGAAGCTTGCCGAACAGCACGCCACAACTGAGTCTGTCACTGAAAGCGGCGCATAATACGCAGCGTTGGGTGCGTGTGATCGCGAAACGCTACCACTGCCCCGCTGCGGTTATGCGTCATCAGCTCCGCACCGCGCGCAACCTCGAAGAAGAGGTTGCGCCGATTATTGCCGACTACATCCTGGCTGAGGCCCGCGCGCTGAACCAAGGCGATAACACACTAGCGGATGATGATGTCAGTGTGCTGAGTGTGGCGATCCGGCGCTGCGCGGCACTGCTCGCGCCGACGCAGGCACTGCCGACACGCCAGGCGCTGTTCGGCGGCACGCCGGTGAAGACGCTGAAAGACTATGAGACGGATGCGCCGGTTGTGCCGCGTGAGCAGCAGGACTCAGCGACACAGGCGCGCTTGGATGCGCAGACGAACGATATTCTGGCGCTGTTGAAAGCTGATCAGCGACCGATGGAGTAAACGCACTTTGGGTCAAGTTGCCGCAGAATTGGTCGTAGAAGTCCAGGGCCGTGCCGTCAACGTTGACGAGATACTCGCGCGCGTGGAGACGGAGGCACGACAGACCGATGCGGCGGCGCAGCAGCTTGCGGCGACGTTTAGCAGCCAGCTCGCCAGTGCAGGGCAGGCGGGTGCGGCGTCAATCCAACAGGTAGTGGAGGCGTTGCGCACGGCAAGCGCGGCGGCGGGACTTGATGAGTCGCAATTCCTCACATTAGCCGGGGCGCTCTCGCAAGAGGCGCTCGCGGCGGGTAATGCGGCGCAAGCCGATCAGATTCTTGAGCAGGCACTCCTGTCCGAGTCGCAACGCGCGCAGCAGGCAACAAGTGCGATCACGCAACTCTCACAGGCTCAACAGCAGCAATCGCAATCGGCTGGGCTTGGCGCGTCCTACGGGAATGCGTTCGCGGGCAGCCTGACCAGTATCATTGGTCCGGCAGCGGCAGCGGGCGCAGCGATTCAACTCGTACGTAGCGCGATCGGACAGGCCGAAGAGGGATTCAAGCTTCAGGCGTCATTCGACCAAGCGCATGCCTCACTTGCGATCCTGCTTAACGGCGTACGCGATAGCGGCGCGGTGTGGGCGGGCGCGGCAGCGTTTGCGGATCGCTACAAGCTGACGCAGCAGGAAGTAACCGAGGCGGTTCAAGCATCCTCTCGCGTCATCCGGCAGACCAAAGCGCCAATCGAGGATGTCTTAGGCGCATTCGCACGACTCAAAGTGCTAGCTCCCGAGAAGTCGTTTCAGGACGCGGCGCGTGCGCTTGGCGAATTGCAGGCAGGACAGACCGGCAGCCTAAATAAGATGTTTAACGTGCCGCTCGCCTATGCGCACAAGATGAAACAGGAGATCGACGGCGGCGCGGATGCCGTGGTGGTGCTGAATAAATATCTGGATACCACCGGCGTCACGATGGGCGCGCTCGACGCGCAGACGAAGGGCGCGACCGGCAAGCTCAAGGAAATGGCGCAAGCCAGCGAGCGATTGCAACTTGCTTTGAGCGGCGGATCGGGCGGGCCGGGACTGGCTCTTATTGACGAGAAGATCGCAATCACGACTGGATTGACCCGCGTGCTGTCGGCAGACACGGCGCAAATGGGACAGAGCATCGTCCAGGCCGGGCAGCAGGGCAGCACGTCATTCCAGGGACTGATCTCCGCGCTTGGTCCGTTAGGCCCGCTCATCTCACAAGCCACTGGCTACGCGGGCGCGCACGCCGATGCACTACGGGCCGATGCGGCAGCGGCTCAGGCACAAGCCACCGCTGCGGCGGAAGCATCACAGGGGATCAATCTCCAATCGTCGGCGATGATTCAGGCTGCCGCTGCCGCTGAGGCTGCGCGTCAGGCTGCCGCCGATCACGCGATTGCTGTGCAAGACAGCGCGCAAGCATCCGCTGCCGATAGCATCGCTAAGAACGAGCAGGCGTCTGTCACCGAACTGCTCACCCTCCAGACCAACAACACGGTTAGCGCCTTTCTTGATCTGAATCCGAATCTGAGCGCGAGCGCGGCGGCGGCGGCGGCGGCGGCAGCGGGCTACGCCCCCGAGATCGCCAAGCTGATCGAAATGGCGGCGCGGGCGCGAGACGCACGAGGCGAGATCGCAGCACTGAATGCGCAAGCTGGCATTGCGTCGCGCACTCAGCAGGACTTTCGTGCGGGCGAGAGATCGGGGGGCGAATTTAACACTGCCGCTGATCAGGCGCGCGCGGCGGGCGCGCGACAGGCACAACTCCGCATCACACAAGAGGCCACCGACGCGGAAGACAAGTACAACCGACAGATCGGTAACTTCGGCCCAGTGCGGGCGCGGATCGAGTCTGAACTTGCGCTTGCGCGGGCGCGCGGCGACAAGGCAGCCGAATTTAACGCACTCACACAACTTGATCAGCTTGACGATAAAGTAGCAAAAGCGCACAAGGCGCGCGGTGGGGCCAAACTCTCCGACACACAGAAACTCGACAACAGCCTCCTTGCACAGCAGGACAAAACCAACAATCAGGCTGAAGACGCCGCGCTCAAACACGAGAAGAAAATCGAGGCCATAGAACAGGCAGCCTACCAAAAGCGCCTTGACGCTGAGAAAGCATTCAATCAAGACGAACTTGACGCGAACGCTTCCTTCTACGAGCAACTGGGCTCCGTCGGTAGTAGCGGCAACGCCAAGATCGATCAGCAGCTCCGCAAAGAGTTGAGTGCGCGCCGTGAGAACGCGGTACTGGAAGCGCAGAAACTGGGCGGCGATCAGGGCGATGCGTTTCTCAAGGCGAGTGAGGCGGCGATCTCCAAAGAAGGCCAGATCCAAGACAAGATCAACAAGGCCAAACAAGAGAAGAACGGCGGGGAAGCGGAGTACCAGGCGGGCATTCTCGCACTGCAAAAGAAGGCTGACGATGCGCGACTCGAATCAATCCGCACCGGCGGCAGCCAGATCGAGAATGAGCGCAAGAAGCAACTTGCGGACGAGGATAGCGCGTACCAGGAGCAGACTGGTAAGATTCAGACAGCCGCCGAGCGCGCACGCGATGCCAAGATTCTTGCCGCCGAGCGATCCGGGAAAGCCATTGACGTAGAGAATTTGAAGTTAGGCAAGCAAGCCGATCTACTTGACCGCATTGGCGGTGCGGCGGGCGGGCGAACAACCACGCCGCTTGGCACCCCAACGACTGCCGGTGCTGCCCCGCCGGCAGCGCTCGGCGGCGCAACGGTCGCTGGGCCATCAGGACCGCTTGACCTGAGTGCGCTCTTGTCTAAGCTTGACGAACTGAAAGACGCAGTCGTGGCAGCGGAGCGGCAAGGGGCGCAACAGGTCACAAGTGCGGTCCGTGGTGCGCAAGCGAGCGGCGGGGTCGCGGGCTGATGAGCTACTTGACGATGTATGGCAACGTATTCGACGGACTGCCGAATGGCACAGATGGGCAGGCGCATTGGCAGCCCACGAGTTATGCCGTCAAAGAGAAGCGGGTCAACGTCGTCCTAGAGGCAGCCAACGGCACGCGCAATCTTGTCGAGCGTAGCGTCTTGAAGCATGTTTGGGAGATCGGATGGGAGCCGACGAACAACGCGACGATGCTGACCTTACGAGGGATCGCGCGCCTCTATACCACATTCACGCTGATCGACATAGAGGCGGTATCGTTCACCGCGCAAATCGAAGACGAGTTCGCGCCAGAATGGGCGTTCAATACCCCGGCAGGCGCGGCGTTCTGGAAGTGCAAACTCGTTATTCACGAGAAATAAATGCCGCTTAGTGACTATCTGCTTGAGATCAAACCTGCCGGTACCTGGATACCCATCGCCGATGGGGATGTGCTCAGCGTGCGCGGCTCGTGGTCTGTATCGAGCAACGAAAACAGTGGTGTGGCGTTCGGCGACGATACGGATGCGTCAATCTCAGGTGAACTCACACTGAATAATTGGTCAAATATCAACCACTTCACGCCAATCCGCTATACCACGACGATGGATGCGGATACAACCAAGACCTTTACCGGTGTGATCACGCGACACGCGCGCGACATGAGCAAGATCAGCCTTGACGCGACGGGGATGAAGGCCCTTGTAGCCGCAACCAAGGTGTACTCACCCTCATTCGCGCGCCGACCCGTCGCCACGAAGACGACAAGTAGCAGCATCGAGAATCCAGCGACAGCCGGCTATGTGGCGGGGCATATCAACTATTTGCTCTTTACCGCCGGCGGATGGCCGTACGAGCAAGCAGGCAGCAACCCCACAGCGACGTTTTACTACAGTTGCGACCATGCCGTTCTCGCGCCAGACTGGACGTGGGCTGCCGGGGAGGATGCGTGGGCCGAATGTTTGCAACTCGCCAAGGATAGCGGCGGGCAGATGTACCAGGACGCGAATGGCGTCGTGCGCTATCGGCAGATCGTCGGCTATGGCGGGCAGACAACGAGCGACACGTTGACCGAGGGCGACTATGCCGAGATCGAGCAGGTGATTGATCCGGGCTTGATCTTCGCGACCAAGATCACCTGTCAGTACGTGCCACGACGACGGCTGGGCTTGCAAGAGATCGCCGACGACACCACACCACACCATATCGAGCCCGGCGAGACGGCGACGATCGTGATCGAACAACAGAATCCCATTGCCTTCAACGCCGATGGCACACACTCACTTGAAGCCGCAACACCGGGCGGCTCGCAACTCAAGCCGGCAGCGCTCGTGGTTGCGCAGCAGGACGGCACGACGATTCAGCAAGGCGCGGGCGGCTATGCGCACACGCTCGACGTGAAGGCTGCGCGGGTCACCATTACGGTGACGAACAATTCAAGCAAGGCATGTACGGTATGGCGCGTGCGTCTGAACGCCTGCCCGATCGTCGTAGGGGAGGCGGGCAGCGTGTCAGCCGATAGCGGCGCAACGCCGGTGGTTGAGCGCATCCTAGAGCAGTCGCCGTACATTCAGAACGCGAGCGCGGCGCAGAGAATAGCCGATATGACGCTTGCCTTCTACGGCGCGGCCCGCCCGATGGTGACTGCGCGCGGCTGTGTGCATATCCCGAGCCGCGCAATCGGTAATGCGCTGTTGCTGACGTGTACGCCGTGGTCTATGAGTGCGCAGAAACATGTCGTGCTCAGTAAATCACATGATGACACAGGCGTGAAGGATGATCTGGTTTTGGCGTACGTGGAGGATTTGCCCGCTACGTCGGCGTTTTTCATTGTTGGACATACCTATGTAGCGTCGGATAACCGGCTGTTGGGGTGGTGAGTGTGGGCAGGATTCTAACCTACCTGACATTGACGGTTCGCGCTCCCCGTCGCATCTGCCCGCATCAGCATAGACTGCGCGATCACACTCACTTGAGAGGATTATAGCACAAAATGCCAATCTGGGAGCAATTGCCGGCCTTCTACGCCAACAGTGAGCAGATCGATAGCTCGACTGACCTGAACCTGATGCGTGTTGCGACTGGGCTGATCGATCGCTGGTCGTATCGCAACGAGCCGGCCTTTGACTCGTCTACAGGCGTGGATCGAATTAACACGCCTGGCTACTATGATCTTACGACTCCACTCCGTATCTGGTGGGGGTCGGCGCTCTACGTCACTGGCTGCACAACGCTGACAATCGAGGGCTTCGGCGCAAAGTCCAGCGCCGAACTGCTCAAGGTCTATATCAACGGCACGGACGTGTCGGGGAGCGGTACCGCACTGGGCACGATTACCTTGCCCACTGGCTCGTCTGCCGCGTTTAGCCAGGCATTCACGGTCACTGGCTTGACCGATGGCACGGTGGTACCGATCGAGATACGGGCTGAGGGCACGCACCTGTCAACGGCGACGTGGGTGATTATGGATGTCTATTTCAGCGCGATCACGAAGAGCGGATGGGTCGCTGCGCCGTCGTTCGCCGCCGTCGCCGATGCGACCGATCCCGTCAAGCTGAACGGGCTGTGCTTCTCACTCCAATGGATGTTCGAGCGCATGCGGCTCATCCCGATGGTGCCCCGACTCGCGCTCTTTTACAACTTAGGCCCGTTCAAAGACCCCAGCAGTGGCGATCCACAGCACACCAACCGCCCGATGTGGTATGGCTCGATTGGCCGCTACTATGCCAATGCCGAACTACGGATCGCGGGCGTGATCCAGAGTTTGACCACGACGGGCTACAACTTCACAGTCTATCTGAACGGCACACTCGCCTACACCAGCCCGACCTACGGCATCGGCAGCACCTACCCTGACGTACGAATCGCGCTCTCATCCTACACGCTTGGCAGCCGTGTGCGCGTCCACATTCTCGCCAGCGCAACGAATGGCGGGACGAGCAACCCGCTGCGCTTCACCCGATGGACGTTAGGGATATGCCACGCCTACGCCGATAGTAGCGGCTGGCCGTATGCAACACTGCCTGCGAAGTTCGTGGGACCATCGGCAAGTACGAACGCCGATGCGCTACGCATCAAGCTCGCGAACCTTGCGACGATTGTGAACAATGCCAAGGCGCGGATCGATGCACGGCCTGAGCAGTGGGCGCGTTCACGGGCGATGCGGCGCTACTACACACGCAATACCTTCACGGAGCAGTTACTGGTTGCCCGCGCCCGCCCGCATGTACCACAGCGATCAGGGAGTGAATTGTTTGTCAAAGGCAAGGATATTAAGGTCGGCTACGGGCCGATCACGGTCACCGTGGATGCGGCGGCGAACGGCTTTGAGAACTACCAATATCAACGCCAAGAGAGTGTGAGTGGGGCGGAAGCGGGGGCGCTCGTGGCGATGGATGGGCTGAAGGGGCTCGACGTAGGGGAAGCCTACGCGATTTTAGGCGATCCGCTCTACGCTGCCGAATATATTTCCTAGGGAGCAGGATGCAACACACACGCACGTTTCAGCGCGTCAATCAGCGCCATGAATGCGGCGGCACTGCGAATATCAGGATCGGTGCCGTACAGCTCTCGCCAGACAGCACGCGCCCAGCGCACCGGTTCGGCATCATCGGGGATCGGCGGGTCACCACGCATCACGGAGCGGATCATACTCAGCCATACGGCACGCCAGACTGCGGTATTCGGCAGCAGAGTCATCGGGCCGACCGACTCGGCGATAGTAGACATGCGCGCAATAACCAGGTCTGGCATGCGGCCCATGCGGGCCTGTAGTATAAATTGCTCGCGCTCTACGAGCAAAGCGGCTCGCGCACGAGACTCGGGATTATGACTCAGGGCGAGACCGCCAATGATCACTGTTAGTTGTTCGATGTTCATAGCACCAGTATAGCACAAGAACACAATGCCACCTAGACCCATAGGTAAAAACCGCACCATTCGCCGGATCGACGGTGCCTCACAGCAGCCCTTCTCGCTCGCATCGGGCGACGGCGGCGTTATTCCGCAGACCGCACCGCCATCGCCGCCGACGATCGCCGCGCCGACGGGTCTTGCGTTGACTACCGCGCTCTACTCAGCCGTCACCCCAGCCGCGCGCATCAGTGCGACCTGGAATGGGCTTGAAAGCTACGACAACGAACTGTACGCCGTGCAAATCTCCACCGATAGCGCGTTCGCGGTCGCACTGACAGAGACCTATCGCACCGGCGTCAACCAGACGAGCATGCTGATCGACAATCGGCGCGTGAACACACTGTACTATGTGCGCGTGGCGGTGATTGTCGGCGACACACAGAGCGATTGGAGCGCGGCGGTCAGTACTACAACTGGGATCGATACGGTCGCACCAAGCCCGCCGACGGGCATCACGGCAGCCTTTTTCAATGCTGGCGATCTGCTCATCACATGGACAAATCCAACCGAGACGAACTTCAGAGACGTGGAGGTCACGATCTGGACGAGTTCCGCCAAGACAACCCAACTCTGGATTGCCAACACCGCAACCGGGCGCTTCGTCTTCACATCGGGGATGAACGGTCAAGCGACGGCGGGTGTGTACGATCCGGCGCTGTATGTCGAACTGCGGTCGCGCAACTGGAATGAGGCGTACAGCGCTGCCGTGAACGCCTCAGCGACGCTCGCGCGACCGACAACCCCTGCTGGACTCACGTCGAGTTGGGCAGGTGACACCGGGGCGGCTGGCCCCGATTGTACCGTGCGCTGGACCGCACTCGTGAACTACCGCTATTGGCTCACGATTGACAGTGTCGCGCGGGCGCTAGGTATCACGGATCAATTTACCGAGACGCTCGACGCGAATCGCACCGATCATAGTGGCACGCCCGATCAAGTGCTGAGTCTGTCGCTCGTGGCAGTTGACGCGTTAGGGCAGACCAGCGCCGCGCCCGCAATCGCCACAGCGACGAATGCCGCGCCCGCCGCGCCGACCGTCACGCTCACACCGGGGTTTTCATTCCTGATCGCAAACGTGACCAGCGCCGCCGCCGCTGATTTCTTGAGTTACGAATATGTCTGGAAGCGCGACGGCACGACCGTGCGCACGCTACCGAGCCCAGCCGCCCAGCAGCAGTACGAGTTGACTACGACTGAGGATGGTGGACAGCATAGCTGGACGGTCGCCGTACGCCAGAAAGACGTATTTGGGCAATTCAGCAGCGCCACCACAAGTAGTGCGGTTGTCTTAGAGGCACTGACGCTCGGCACACTCCGCGCGGGCGCGTACTACTCCGATAGCGACGGCGGCACATCGGCGACACTCAAGGCTGCATTGGCAGATGATGTAAGATCATCGGGGGGGGTCGTGTATAGCGCATAGCGGCACGCGGAATATGCTATAATACACAGCAGGGGCAGCACGCGCGCTGTCCACACACAACTGAATTCATCCGACGATCCAACGGGTCGTAACTCTTGCGAGTTACGACCCGTTTTGTTGTGTCTGAAAAGAGAAACGCATATGAAGCCCATCGCACCCACACCGCCCGCCGCGCCGGTCATCCCGGCTCCGCAGGTGCCCGCACTTACGGCGCTACGCGCGGGGGCGATCTATAAAGACAGCACCGGCAGAAGTAGCGCAGTCTTGGCGGTGCTGAAAGACGACAATCGTGCGGCGGGCAGCCCCGGCATTACCTACGGGCCGTAGAGGAACAGTATGACCAGCATCCCGATCTCGATGCTCCGTGATGACTTTTCCGATGGTGCGTTTGCGCTCGCGTGGGGCGCATCGGCGACGCTCGGCAGCGCGACATTTACCGAGGCAGCCGGGCGTGCGACGATTACGCTCCCCTCATCCGTCGCTGGTAGCCACGAAGCGGCATTCGCGACCGGCGCGGTGTACAACCTGACGGGCGACGGCTGCACGATCAACATTCAGACGATGGTTGCGACCGGCGTTGCGGCGACCGCCTATTTCGATCTGCGGCTCGATAACAACAACTACCTCCGCTGGCGACAGGTCAGCAACGTCATCACAGCCCGCTCGATGGTTGCGGCGGTCGATACGCAGCTTTTCACCGCTACGTGGAGCGCAACGACCTACCAGTATCTGCGCATCCGTGAGTCGGGCGGCACGATCTTTTTCGACAGCAGCACGAACGGTACGACATGGACGAACCGCGCATCCGTCGCGAACCCATTCGCGGTCACAAGCCTAGCGGTGTGGCTTGGCGCGCTGTGCGGCACCGTCGCCAGCCCCGGCACGTTCAAGATCGAGGATGTGAATCTGATCCTGCCTGCACTCACGACGAACTGGCACTGGACACAGACGGAGTGGCCGCTCTTCAACCGCTATCGCAACATCACGATCGCGGCGACGAGCGGGCAAGGCTATCTTGCGACCGCCAGTAGCGTGGATGCGAGCGGCAACCTCGTGTCGCCGCAGTATTGGAGTGGCCCGCTCGCGGGCGATGCCGAGACCCTGACCAGTCAAGCAACACAGACTGCCGCACAAGCGATGGCGGTCAACTTGCCACTCGACGGTCGCTGGGGCTTGCCGCAGATGGTGGAGGCGCGCTACGTCCGCCTGTACCACCGCTCGATTACCGGCAGTAGCTACACACTCCGAGAGGACTATCCGCGCCGGCTGTTGCAGGCTGATGATGTGGAGGCAGAGGTATTCCGTGGGCTGCGCTACGAGGGGCACCAGTTCATCTGTGATCAGCTCTCGGCGCTCAGCGCGAACGTGGGCGTGCTCACGGCGGGCGTGATCGATGGGGTGACGATCTACGCGGGCGGACAAAAAATACGCCTCGACGCGACCGGTCTACAGATCAATACACATCTCACATCGGTTTTTGACTCCGCTCGCGCGATCTCCTTTACGGACAGCACACGCAAGGTTAGTCTAATCGAGTCCTATACCGACGGCATCTTTGATGACATCCGCATCGGTGTCTATAAGGCCGGCACTTTTATGAATCTCGGCTCACGGATGATCATTGCGGACGATATTACCGCAACGAATGGAAGCTCGATCACCCTTAGTCTCTTGAATGCACCCGGTGCATTCAACTTCCGTAATGGCGGCTTGAACATCGGTACAACAGCAGCTGGTGCGGCAGATGGACAGATCGCCTCTACGGGCGTATCGGCGCTCGGCGGCGCGACGCTCGACGCCAACATTGCGCTCGGCGTGAAAGGCCCCGGCACGACGACGGCGACGCGCGGGCTGCGTGTCACCAACGCAGCCGCCGCGATCTCGCTGGACGTGTATGACGATCGTACCGTCGCCATTCCTGGTGGACTCAACGTTGGAACTGCCGTTGGCGCAGTTGCGGGGCAGATCAAAATAAGCGGAGCCATATTGGTAGGAACAACGATTCAGACGAGCCAGAATATACCATGGAGCTTTGGTGGAGTTACTGCCGGCAACCCCGGCACGCCCACCAAATACGCAACTGTCGTTATTAGTGGGGTTACGTGCAAAGTCCCACTTCTATAAGGAGGAAGTACCATGTCTGCGCCTTTTGAGAACACCGCAGTAAAAATCCAGGCGTCGCAACGGGTGGAGAACATCCCCGGCATGTTTAGAACCATCAAACAGATGGCGGATGAGGTGGTTGTGCTCATGGATCAGTATGTCGCAACGGTCGGAGCTGATCCGGCTGATATTGTGCTCCATGCAGCAATGGACTATCTCTATGACGATCCAGACGAGCGGGCCGCGTTTATAGATATGCGTGATGACTGCTTTGCGCTCGCTGCCAATTGGCATACGAATCACGCGGATGTCCTCGCTATCACAGAGCCACCTCCACCCGCTCCATGATCACCACCAACGGCACGCACGCCGCCATCCTGGACGCGGAAATGCGCCTCACCACGATTCGTGAGGCGCTGGCGATCCGCGCGCGCCTGCTCGCCCGCATCGCCGAACTAGAAGCCGCCGAGCGTGAGACCGAGATGCAACTGATTGTCATCCGTAATCTGCTGGCGGATGAACGACGGTTACTGACTCCACCCGCACCGCAAGCGACGATCTTCGAGGCATAGGGCGCACTCCGCAACGGATCGCGGCGATGCGCGGCACGCCCGATATGGTTGGGATCATCCAGACCATCTATCAGCAGATTCAGGTGCTTGCGGCCTTGCGCGTGCCGTACAACAACGTTGAGGACGGCGGCACCGACCCAGGCGACATCATCATTCACGACACGATCAATCTCGCGTACGGGGGCGGGGAGCGCGCGAACATCTTCGATAAGGCTGGCACCTTGGAGGATGCGGTGTCGGCATGGGACCCCTCTGATGAGTTGCTGATCTTTTCGTTCTAACGGAGATCGGGCTGAATCAGGCGCTCTCGGAACAAGCAATCGCCGCTCGCGTCGCACCGAGGCGCGGGCGACGATCATCGCAGCTATTCAGCGCGTACTAGGGGTGACTGAGGCGGGGTAGCGGAGACATAGAGCAGCCCCCTGGATTACCAGGGGGCTGCGGTGGCATGTTTAGGCACGAGGGCTGGACTGATCATTTGCTTTCTTTCGACGGCCACGGTCGCCCGTGCGCCGGTGGCGTGAAGGTATCGAGCGCGTCCTGCTCGATCTGCCACGTCGCCCGCGTACCACTACCGAGCGATGTGGCAGGCAGCGCGCCAGAGCGACACCAGGCGGCGATGTGGCGGGCGCGCGGTGGGTAGGTCTCACCATGGACTCTGATGAGTACACCGCGTGCGGCGAGCAGCGCGGCGGCTTCGGCAGTGGTCAGCTTCATTGCGCCACCCTTGTTTTGTTGGCTTCCTGCATGACCAAGTCCCGATAACTGTACGTGCTGGAACTCCATCGTCCCTCCCCGCCAACCAACTCAACGCTCCCGTATTTATTCAGAATAACCTGCACCAGATCGCCACCGTAGCGACGAGCGACCTTGTCAGCGCGGCGCTGAAGAAACCCAGCCGAGTAACTACGGCTGCAAAAGATAAAATCAGCGCCGAAATGCACTGGCTCGCCGTCTAACTCGCCCGTGCGGGATGACTTGAGATCGATCATACCGTCAAACGTCGCGCCCTCGAACCGCCCAACCACCTGCTCAACATCAGCCAAGAGCGGTCCGTCAGTCCAGCCGATGCTGATGGATGCGCCGCCGCTATATGTCTTACTCTTGACCCTGAATGTAATCGTCGGGAAACTCGCTTTGAGCGCGACACGGACGAGTTTGGCGGTCTCTGCACAGGTGATGTATTTCATTACTTTATGCTTTCGCTATGTCACTTCTTACTCTTTAAGTATAACACAGTATCATACTTAAAGCAAGCGAATAGCCCGTTATACAGGCGCGGATTTTCGGCTACTTCGGGCAGCGCAGCCGAGGCGACGCTCACCGCCATCCGCGCGCTCGTTGCGGCGTAGCGCAACAAAGCGGCCCCGGCGAGTTCGCCGGGGCCGCTGCTATGAGGAGGCGAGGGGCTAGAGCAAGCCGCCGTCCTCTTCGATCATGCCGTCCAGAAAGGCATCTGCGGTGTCGGGGTGCCCAAAGCATCGCACCCCGGTGGGATCGCCCGCCGCATCATAGAGCGCGGCCCGGATCAGGCTCCCGTCCCCCGATGCCGAGGGGACGATTTGGACAATAGCGGATCGCATCTTCGTTCGCACGCCGCTGCGCTGATATGCGCGGCATGCCTCGGAGTCGGACTGAAACTGTGTCCATTCGGTTGCGTTCACTTTGATTCCTCTCTGCCGCTATTCGGCGGCACTGCTACCATCCCCAGCCGCGCCGTCGTCGCTCCGCAGCATAGACATCCGAGCGCGCCTGCTCTGCCTCATACGACGCATCCCCGCGAAGCCGCGCCGTCTCCTCGTCGCGCTGCTGCGAGCGCGACCACGTTGCGAGATCGCCATCCGTTGCGAGCCGCAAGTCGAAATCTTCTTTCGCCGCCGCTAGGCGCGAATAAACCACCGCCACGTCATCGGGAATAGGCGCATTCGAAGACCAAAGATCAAGTACTCCATCTGGCAGACGAACAACCGCTGCGTCGTCTGGTTGTGATGTCGGATTTCGCTGTAAGAGCGAAATCAACTCATCCCGTGTAACTGGGTCCATCATTTTTTCCTCTCTGCCACATTGTACTGCGCGTCTCCATACGACGCGACCGCTTGTTGGAGTTGTCATCGTGCTCCCCTTACTCTCGCCGCCTCTGCGGCGCCTACGCCGCGTAGGCGCCGCTCTCGCTAGTCCGTCGCTCTTCGTCTAGGCAGATTTGCTGCACGCGCTGCCTTGAGATACCATAGGCTGCGCCTATTTTTTCAAGTGTCTCGCCGTTCCGGTGACGTTCGGTAATAACGCGATTCCGAACAACCAACTGCTGTTGGCGCGACTCTCGATCCGATAGTCTCTTTTGTGCCTCTTGGCTCTGGCAGTCAGCACATGTCTTGCGTGTGGCTACTTTACCCACCATCTGCCGCCCGCAGCTTTGGCAGAGTTTCACCGCAGCGTGGTGTTTAATTGTGATGCGACGAATAAACACCGGGTCTGGTTCTGCCGGTACAAATGAAGCGAGATCGATCATGCAGAAATAGGCACTCATCCGTGTCTCGTATATTCCGGCCATAAGACCGAGCCTTACAAGCGTGGCCTCACCGACCGAGATGCGCGGAATACTGTTGCTCGCAGGGCCGACGATCGCGTAACTTGATTCCGAGTGCGACGGGCGAATACAGACAAATCCCCCACGACGATAGATGCTTACCCGCGCTGGCTGACCCATCGCCTGCCATCGCGCGCGGCCAATGAACACCCGCGCTGCACCTGTTCCAGTCTCGCTGGCGCGCTCTTCTACGCGCACGAATGTCGCCCCTGTGCCTTCGGGTCTCCCTGCGTTCGGGGCACCCTTCTGCGGTCCGCGCTTACCCATCACACATCACCCGTGCTGTCCAAAGCGCCGCTATGATCCGATCGATCTCGCGACACAGCGGGCTATTATAATCAAGCGTCTCGCGCTGCTCATTTAGCCAGGTCAGCAGGATCGGCGTCTCTTCCGTCATTAGCAGAACTACCGCACGTCCCTCAGCAATCGCCACGTCGAGCTGATAGGCACTACCGGTGCCGGGGTGCGGACCGGTCTTCGCAACAAGCCCTGCGGCGGCGGCGGCGGCTCGCTTTGCCGCCGCCTGCTGCTCGGTAAGATTCTGGTTGCGCGGCATCACAGCGCAACCAAAACCAACTCACGCCAGTTCGTCGGGGCTGCAACGAAATCACCATCCTCATCACTGTACGGCATGACCTGTTCGCCATCGCATTCGCCGAGCCACGCGCCTTCACCATTCTCGTAAATACCGTCCGCATCCGCGAACCCCTCAACCGCCACTGGCTTGATTTGATAGTCCATTGCTGTGCCCTTTCGTAACTATATAGTTTAGCTACCTGTATGATACACCTAAACTATATAGTTGTCAAGCACTTTATCGTATTCTTGCGATATTGCGCTACCCCATCCACCGCGCATAAACCGCGCTTTCCTCAACCCACGCTTCATAGCTCCCCTCGCGCAAGCCCAGCTCTTCGGCGGGCTGCTCGCCGATGCTCAAGCGCGGCATCGCCTTGCGCGGGTAGTTGACCTTGCGCGGCTTGCCACCTGCGCGGGGATCGCCTGGCTGATACAGCACGATCTCCGTGTCGCCGATGCGCTCGGCAATCAGCATCGGCGGGAAGCCGAGCGGCTTCAGCAACTCCTCGCTGATCGAGAGATGGCGCGTTCCCTCATTCCACCGCAGCCGAAGGCTCATGATACGCCCCCTAAGCGCCGCGCCCGCTCCTCTAGAATGAGCCGCGCCACGAACTGCGCGGCGGCAGCGTCCTGCTCAATGCCGAGGCGCACGGCGTCCTCAGCAGCCATCACGGAGAGGGCGGTGCGGGCGTCGGGGCCGATGGTGCCCGCCCAGATTGCCGCCTCTATTATGTCGTGCGTGCAATCGGCGGCAGCATGGAACAAGTCACGCGGCGCATGCAGGATGAGTTCACTTAGGATTGCGTCTCGCTCATCCTCAGCGGCCCATCCCAGTTCGTCGCTGAGGCGTTTTGCAGCATCCTTGCTTATCCGCCGACGCACGCGAGTGGGCTTCCCGCGTGCGGCTGTGCGATTGCCACTGCCTGGCTTACTGGGCATTGTTGACCCATGTTGCAGCGCACCACGTATCAAGAGATTCGCGCCCACCCGCATAGTCAGAGACATCAGGCAGCCCATTGAGCGGGAGCCCCTGCCGACTTGCTTCTGCGACCATCTCCTCGACCGCTTGGCGTTGGCTCACGCCGCGCCCGATAATCGTCAACGTGCCTGGCATTTCCGACACAACCTCGACTGCCCCGCCGCGTGTGATGTCGTGGATATATGCTCGCTCAGAGCGCCACGCCACATGATCAAGCTGCATTACTTTACTCCCTTCAGAAACGCATCTGCCGTCTCTGCAACTGGCCCGGTCGGCCATGCCGCTTTCGCCTCCCTACACATCTCAGCAACGTCTTGGCGATCATCATCCATTACCACACGAAGTCGCGCCAATCCGTTGATTGCCCGATCTAGCGCCCACTGCGTTCGCTGCTCGTCTGCGATTGTGTCTGCCGTGAAGTGCTTGCTCATTGCCGTGCTCTCTTTCGTGTCCTTGTTTGCTTCCTGTGATTATCATTATACACGAATGATAATGTATTGTCAATAGGCGATAATGATAGTCAAGCCCCACTTTCGCCACACACAGCGCAGCCCCCGGCAGTGCCGGGGGCGGCTATGACGACGGCGCATACGACGCTGATCAGCGGCGCGTAGGGATGCGGGTTAGCGCAGCACCGGATGGCTGTCTTTGTCGAGATCGCGGAAGCGAGGATCGACAGGTGGGCTGAAAGCGATTACACGCTCGCCGGTTGCATCACGCACACGCAGGGTGCGGTCGGGCTCAGGCAAGCCCAAACGTTTGCGAGTCTCCGCGACTTCCTGGCTGACGGCGGCGTTGTCACCTCGCAGGATTCCCTCGCGCCGTAGGTCGGTAATCGTCCATCCATGTGTCAAGAGTTCGTCAAGAACCGCCTGCCGTGTTCTGTCAAGTGCGGAGCGCGGCGGCTTTGGCGGATCGGCAGACAGATTGACCAGGACCGCGCTCCGCACAGTCGCTCTCAGTGTCCATGGGTGCAACCGCTTCCAATAAGGCGGCGCACATGGGAGTTCGCCACAGTCTCTTAGTTCAACTGCCCTACGAATCAGAGTATCCATATAGGCATTGCTCCATACCCAAAACCATTCACCACGGATGCGTCGATGCTGTAATTGCTCATGAATCCATTGCTCGACATCATAGGCCCGTACACATTCGATGCATGTTATGTATCGAATCTCAAGAGGGCAATCCGTCTGGGACTGCTTTAGTCGGCGAGCGGGATTGGTGGTTATGCCTACTTTAACGAATCCGCCGCGTCCTGCACGGGCAACATAGAGATGGGTAATCTGATCTTTTGTTTGTGGTATACTTTGCATTGTTGCCCTACCTCCATAGGGTGACAATAATAAGAGGTGTGGGGAAGATATTCCCCACACCTCTTATTATAGCACAAATGCACTGAATGATCAATGTTTTATGGCGTTGTTATGCCATAAAACTACTCTAGCGGCTGATAGGACAGATCGGGGTCATTGTGAAATATCGCCCGTGTCGGGCGCTGTGCAATCGGAGTTAGAGTCTCGGATGACTCTGCCAGCGCTTCGTCTTTTGCGCGTAGTTTTCGCATCAATACAGTGAAGTCGTTATAGTTGCCACCAACCAAGCTGTAAATCTTTTTGCCGCTGTACGCGGGCTTCCCCGTTGATATCATCTGTCCTGCAAGGATCGTGACTATCTCCTCATATGTTAAGTCTGAAGGAACGGATGCGAGATCGAAGCCCGCTGTATCAGTACCAGATACCGATACAGATACCGGTACCTCTTTTTTGATACCAGACCTCTGTGGCTGGGTCGCTACCTGCTGATCGAATGCCGGAGAACTACACACACACATCGGTTCGCCCTGATAAGGCCTTACAACCTCAGCATCATGAATAATGCCATAGTCCTCTAAAATAGGCCGCGCGATATAGAACCACAGCCAACCGGCAATGATGATCGCGACGAAGATACCGAACAAAGCAGCGACCATAGCGACCCCCTCAGTCGTGCCGCACCGCGATGAACTCTGGCAGGACATCTCCCGCGACGATTAGCAGTGCGGCAAGGTACCAGGCGACAAGCGCATTCAGTGGTGTCCAATATGCCTGGACATTATAGTACACTGAAATGCCGAGCGCCACAAGATACAACGCCCACCAGCGCTTGTCACGGCGCGAGAATTGACGCGCACCATACTGTACCAGAGTTAGGACAACCTGAACACCGACTGCCAGCACTAGCATTATCGGCGCGGCGGCTACGTCCTGAATAAGGCGGAACGGCGCGGCAAGCGGTGCGGGCTTGCCGATCTGTCCGTAGAATGTGCCGAATACAGACAGGATGACGAGCGCAACAACCGCAGTATAGAGCAGTGCGATAAAGGCGCGCTCGATTGCTGCTGGCCGCAAGAAACCTAGACGTGATTTCCCGTGCTGCTTAGACTCTATCGCCTCACTCCGCACCGGCGATGCATGGCGCGGCTTCTCCGCTGCCTGTCGGCGCTGCTCTGCTGCCTGATCGACCATATACTTGCCTCCTTAAAAGCTCACATCGCGCCAAGAGTAATACCGAATGTCGCCGCCATAAAGTTGCACGCCTATCTGTTCACGTCCGTCGGGATTCAGATCAACGATCGCGCCGTAACCGTCTGGCGTCAGAACATCCTCATCACCGACGGTGTAGTCGGTCCTGCCAATAGATATACGGGCGGGCTTACCTGTTTCTTGGCTCGGCCTGTAGGTCAGCATCGTTCTATTTCTCCTTCGTACTGCTCACCTTGCTATCAACTCAGGCAGTCGCCGCCGAATGGTGCTCACACTCGCGCCGCTTAGTGTCGCCAACTGCTCATAGGTCAGTCGGTAGCGTGCCACTTCGATTATCTCAACTTCCATCGGTGCCGGGCGATTGCTCATCTCACGCCGCAACCGCTCAACCTCCTGTCCGGCAAGTGCGCAGGCATGTTCAGCCGCCCCCCGCGTCTGCTCAATAAGTGTTCGCGCCTGTTCAAGCTGCTGCTCATAGCTGCTCAACTGCCGTTCAGTCAGTGCCAGCTTCTGCTCAAGCTCTGCTCGCGCCTGTTCACTCGCGCGCACCCGAATATCCACATACTGCCAGAAGATCATCAGCCAAAACGCGAGCACCTTCATCGGCGCGTCATAGCCGCCGCGCAGCATGCGCCAACGCGCCGTGAATGCCGTCAAGAACACGAACAGCAGCGCAGGGAACACCCCCGCCGCAATTGTCGCCAGTAGCCAGCCGTAGCCGCCCGCGCGTAGTGCGGCATACGTGCCCGGCAGCGATGCCTGCACAAACAGATCAGCGCCGTGCGCGTAGTTCGTGCCGCTCGTTGCAACCAAGAGGACGATCGTCAACAGCGTCAGCCGACGACGCCATTGCGGGATGGCGATCGTCGCCAGTTCCGCGCCGACCGCGCCGATCTCGAACACGACCACCGCCGGCTTGCCCCACGTCTCGCCGTGGAATAACTCCATGGCTATCAGTGTCGCCGGGATAGACACTGATAGGCACAGAAAGGCAACGATGCCAAAGAACCAGAGCGCCATATCTTTACGCGGTTGTGTGGTCATTCACTCTCTCCATTCGCCTGTCGTACCGCCTTCTCGAACATCGCCCGCATCTCGGCAGCATTCGCCTCCAGATCGCCGCCGGGCATGCGCTGGATTGACGGGTCGCTCGTGATCATCCGCTTGCCTCCTGTCCCTTCTCGCCTTCTTCAGCCTTCGTCCGCAGGCCCGCCGTCGCCCGCCGCACATCGTCGTTTGTCGGCGTGGCAGCAACGGAGTCATCGTCTACTTCACCACAGGCAGCCAGCGCATCAGCCACAATCCGCCGCGCGCCGATGATCGACTTCATCTGTCCTGTCTGCCGAAGCGCTGCACATAGCCATGTGATCTCCGTATCATGGCGCGCAAGCTCAGCGATCAGATAGTCAATATCAGCAGGCGCATTGCGGGCGAACACACCCGCAGCATGATAACTGCCTCGTTCAACGCGCGCCGCATCTAGCCGCGCCTTGATTTCATCGATTCTGTTCATTGTGCTCCTCGCATGCTTTATACGCCGCGCGCCCGATGGCGAGCGCCAGCGTTTCGGCGGATGTCCACTCGCACGGTGACTCGTCTTGGGGAGCACCGCGTGACCGAAAGATACAGCGATAGAGATCGGTAGGAAGTAAAAGCGGCGTTTGTAGTTGACACCGGTACCCGAGCGCTTCCATGCGATCGATGATCAAGAGCGCTGTCACGCGATCTCCACTCAAAGGACGTGGCGCATCCGCCCGACGCGTCGGTACAGGACGCAGCGAACAATCACCGGGCAGGCACCCGATGCTCTGCTCTGCCGACAGCGGCCAGCCGCAGACCCGACAGAGCGACTCATCCCACACGATGCCCATCACGACCCGCTCGATCAGCGCGTCGAACTCAGGACCAGCAGGCATCTCGTCTATGTTGATCATTGGCTTTTCTCTTTTGCTATACGCCGATACACCGCCATGCACCGACGGCAGTCATTGAAGTCGGCAGGCGCATAATCGTGCGTCTCGAAATCCCACCATACACGCATATACGAAACCCCACAAAGCGTATGCCCCGGCTTGCCGTAATCATAGCCCTGCATGTGGATGACCGTGCGATTATCAGGGTTGCCCCATAACGGGCGCTGAGACCAACACACTGGCGTACACATCATCGTCCCTCGCTCACGCGCGGCCAGCCCGCACCGAACCCGTAATGGTTCTCAGCCCACGGCGACGCCCACACCGCACGCCGCGCCGCCTCTGGATCGTTCGCTAGCAGCGCGGCGACGATCTCACGATAGGCGGGATACGACAGCGTCTGAAGTGTCGCCGCCATGCCATCCACGTTGATTATTCAACAGTAATATCTTTCCACTTCTTGTTGCTTACAATAAGAAAGATATTAGCCTGCGTGACACCAAACATTCGCGCTAGTTCAGTTTGTCGATAACATCCCGTCGCATACAATCTTCGGATATCACGAACCCTTGACCAGTCAAGGACGGCTGCGGGGTTTAGCTCGCCGGACAACCCAACCGCACGCCCTTTTGCTTTTTTGTCTCGGTTATTGTCGCTATATGTACCTTTGAACAAATGTGCGGGATTACAGCATGAGCGGTTGTCACATCGGTGCAGGACACATAAATCAGCAAGATCATTATGTGTCAAGATATAGGCAATACGGTGGGCGTACTGAACCCTACCGTCCCACCGGACATGTCCATATCCAGACTTACCATGTGCCCCCATCCAGTTCCAGCATGCATCACTACCCTTACCACAATCAACCCTTAACCAAAAGTTATCCTGTATACATGCACGTTTTTTCACTTCTTCCTCCATTCCTGTCCAAACAAGACACCGCCACCATATCTATTACTTGACCAGGGGCTTGCGATAAGTGCCCGATAAGCGAGGTCGGGGTTGTTCGTCTGTAGTCCGGTAACAATATCGTCGTAAAGGCCGTTGGTGAGTGTCGCTACCGTGGCCGCCATACCGCTTTCATAATCAGGATAGGCCTTTACGCCGTCACTATCAATAGTCGCATATGCCCCATAGCCGGGCATGGTTGAGTTTAGCCAGTTATTGCGTTCCCATGCGCTGCTATATCCGCAGTTATGCATACATCCATCTTCAGCAAGCGACCATTCCACAAGCATCGCCACTGTCGTCGGGCTGGGCTGCGTATTGCCGAGATGCCGCAAGAGATCGACCGCCCACGCATCCCGCGATACGCTTCCATCGCCCGCCGCCGTCTCGGCATCGCTCTGCGCGACCGAAGACACCGCACGGGGCACTGAGGTGGCTTGGCGTGGCGATATGCGCACGAGGTAGTTGCCGAGCGGCGTAGCGACCTGATAGGCGCTGGCGCAGCTTGTCAGCAGGAGTGCGAGTGTGAGTGTGGTGAGGGTGCGAGTCACGAGTCGCCTTTCCAGGTATTCCACACAGGCGGCTCCCTGCTAATTTCGGGAAGATAGATGCCATCGATCTTGTCAGGACGAACGTACTTCACAAGGAAGTCAACGACACCGCGCCGCTCAACGCGCCAAACTACACCCTCGACAACATCAAGCGCCCCGTGACCAGAACAGACAACCGCGTCTAATGCCTGCTCTAACCCGAAAGCACCCCCTTGATGGAGGAGTCGTGGCGTCACAACTTCAGCCCGCCCCGCAACTGACAGTAGCATCTCGTAAGGAAGTCGTTGTGCGTCAACCATCAGATCAAGAGCAACGAAGGGCTCGTGCGGTAGCGCGTATCGTGTGCTATGCGCCTGTATTAGCCACTCCCCCACCAAGCGCTCACCATCGTTCAGTACCGAGAGGAAGCGCCGTTCGTTCGCCTCTACCCACCGTGCAAAGCGATGGTGCTGCTCATGTGGCGATGTATCGGCAAGATAACCAGCGCGGGTGAGCGCGAATAATTTCCCGCCGAGCCGCGCAACGCCGACGTTTGAGCCGTCAAGCTTTTCAGTAGCAATGACAACATCGTGTCGATCTCGCGTGCGCTCACACGCGATTCGCGCTTGCCCTTCATGGCAGTGATGATCGCCCGGCCCCATCCGACTGCCTGGCAAGTGCGCAATCGACCCGTAGTTCTTTCTGTTCAGTGGCTTGTTCGCCATCACACATCCCTTCGGAAATCTTCGGATTCTACGTGAGCCGCCGGAAGGCGATGACCCACACAAACCGATTCGACTCAAATGAATAGCCGGGCTTGCCGTGCATCGAATCCCACGCTAATTGGAAATAGGCGCGTGGATACAGTTCGTCTTGCGGATCGCGTGGGCAGTACGCGGCTGCCCACGCCCCGATGCCTTCCGCCTCAGCGTCTTCGTCTGTGATCGATTGAATCCGCTGCACACTCACGCTCATGACTTCGTGTGTGATGCGCGATGCCCAACGCGGCATGAAGATAGATGCGCAGTGCGATGTCTGCTTGTGGTGCGTCCATACGATCATCGCCGCATCGTCGGCGCGGTCGCATCCAACCGGTTCATCATCGGCACGAAAGCGCCATTCGCCCGCTTCGTTCTCGTACATAGACTCACGAGTCCAGAGATGGTCTCCTACGACGCCGTACGGACACCGGGCATGCCACAAGCCACCCTCGCAGTACCATTCGCCCGATTCCTCGTCAAACAGGATTTTGTCAGTATCCGGCCCGGTGAGTCCGATGATGATGCCGCGATCTCGAATGGTCAGTCCTTTTATGATTCGCCGCGTCTGCCACTTGAGAGGCAGTGCTGCATTGATCGACTGCGCAGGCCATGTGCCGATCTTCGTGTTCAGAATCGCGCGTATCATCTCGCCTCGGAAGAGGATCGGACGCTCGCGTACCTTCGTTGCTGTTGTCATCATTTCCCCACTCCCACGCTCACACGCGCGCCATCACTTCCGACATGGGCCTGCACATCTATCCCCGCTACGGGCGTACACCCCGCACCGCCATACGCCAGATCGAGCGCACACGCTGCCGCCCGCTCATCCGCCTCATGCTTGCGCCAATAGTCGCTATTCGCCAGCGCCCGCGCCATCAGCGCTGTGTCACCGCCCGATGGATCGACCGGGCGAATGACGACCGTCGGCAGTTCAGCGCCGATAGGCACCGGCGTCGCAGCAGCAGGATTGCCGCCGCTCGCCTGATCGACCGCGTTCGCCAGCGTATCCACGTCTGAGACGCTCGCCACATCCGCCGTCGGCAGCGGTAGCGCGGTCGGCTCTGCGAGCGGCGCGGCAGTGACGACAATGTACACCGGCGCTGACGTGGGCTGCGCTGACACAAGCGGCGCACTCACGGGCTGCTGTGGCGCGCGGGGCGGAGTCGGCGCTGCCGCTGTCGCTAACGGGACGGTCGTCGGTGCGGCATCCACGCGCGTGATACTGATGACGCCGCTCGTGCTCAGCGCGGCGAAGATGAACACCACAAGCGCCATAAGCGCGAGCAGGCCGAACACCACGCCGAACAGGCGCGCGGGGCGGCTTGTGCGGGGCGCTGACTGCGGTGAAACTGCGGTGGGCTGCGGCGGCGCTAAGAGCACCTGGATAAGCGCCGCGCGCTGCTCTGGCGTGAAGTCGGATATTGACATTACGCATTCTCCTTATCAATCAACTCTGTAAGCGCGGCGATGCACTCCGCCGCAGTTACACTGCCATCTCGTCCATCGACCGCGTGAACGAAACGAGCAGTCCAGGTAGGCACGCGACCCACGACAGTGCCACGCGGCCCCCACGCGGTGTCGAAGGAAATGCCGACGCACTCGCCCAGTGAGCGCTGCCAGCAGGCAACTGGACATCCATGCGGGGCACCGGTGGTGCCGAGCACATCTGTCGGCGCGTGAGAATCTACCCACGCGCGAAAGTCTTCCGCACTCCAATCCAGTCGAGACGTCATTACTCACGCGCCCTTCTCGCCCGTAAAAGATTAGGCATCGCCAGGTCTCAGTTACCTACAACCTTCGACCAATTAACCTCGCTGATCGTCGCATCGGCATTCCCCGCGCGCAGCAGCGCCGCAAAGCCCGCCTGGATATGTGGCGCTAGCAGCATGCATTCGCCGTGAGCACGGATGCCGATCATCAGCGCGGGATTGCTCTTGATAAACTGCGTCACCGCGCACTCCACACACATGCCGCCGTTCGCGACCGTGTCGCGCCGCAGCAACTGCGCATCGGCGTTGTGCGACGACTGCTCTTGGAGCGCGACGTTGCAGCGCGGGCAGTGGACGGCGTTAGACATCACGGCTTCCTCTTCCGCGCCAACCGAGAGGCGCGAGACAACGCACGTAGCCGATCTGTCGGCGAGAGTGTGCCCCATATCGCGCGATTCATCCCTTTGGACTCAACAACGTCCATGACAATCTCAAGCTCACTCCGCGCCGAGTCTGTGTTCGCGCGGATTGCCTCTGCGATGACTGCGATCAGTTGCTCTCGAAACGATGACCGCATGCGCCTACCCCCCCCTACGCGCTCATCGTGAGCGTCGCTGACTGCTGCGCTCGCACACACGCACAGAACAAGCGCGCGTAGTGCTCACTTACAAAATCAGCGACCGGATTCATTGGCACGCCGTCATCGTCATCGAACACCATCCAGCCGCTCAATTCTTCGTTGCAGCCAGCGTCTGGCGCAAAGAGCCAAAAATCACCAACCTTCTCCGGCTCGTCATTGTCCATCGTACTCCCTCCGTAGCGGCTCCTGTTGCGGATGCTTTAGCCGCCATTCGAGATAGTCAGCGTACTGCTCTAGTTCGCGTAGATAGACGAAGAGCCGCGAGCTTTCCCACGTGCCATTCCTGGCACGCTTAGGGCGCGGCATCGACATCGGCGGTGCGCCGTCCGTATTGCGTTTCATAACCGATCAGTCGCTCTCGTTCTCTGACAAGCCCCTCGGCGTACATCAGAAGATCGTCGTAGTCCCACAAGGCATCGGCGTTGCGCAGTCGCCCTGCGCGATTGCGGAGCGAGCGAATAATCACTAGTAGACGATTGATCTCACCACGGAGATATGCACGTCCAGCGGCATCATCTGAGCAAAACCAAGGTCGTCGCTCCGTATCATAGACAACCGTGTGCGCAACCCCATCACGTATGGCGACGCTGTGCGCGCTCAGCGCCATTCCACACATAGCACACTGATCACTCATGTCTCTCGCCTCCGATCAACACCTCTCGCCCGCCCGTCGCGGCATGCAGCGCGTACGTTGCGGGGCGGTGTGGTGCCTAGTCACAGGCTTGCGTTCAAGCGCGCCATCCGGCATTCATACCGAATACCATCGGATCGTGCGTTGACTCAGTAAGGTATGGACGGATGACGCCGAACCGATCCATGTGCCATATTCGCAGGTGATAATAGGCAGTGGCATCGAAAATATCCCACAACCAACGGTACCAGTCATCTTTTGATTCTGTTACACCACTTGTCACTTCAACTTCCAGAAACCCCAAGACCAGTAGCTTCCCCTCAATAACGATGCGCCATGCGTCGGGTCGTGGCAAGGCATCACTAAACCCCTCTGAAAGTTCAGACCACTCACCTACCCATGATGGGGCTGTTTGCGCCTGATCGCAGAGTGCGGCACGCCACGCATGCCCACGTATCCAGCCGTCTTGAATTGCACGGTTGATCAGAGCATCGTGATGTGTAACTGTCATGATGTATTCCTTCCGTGGGTAGCGTTGTGGGTAATGTCTTGTCAAAAGACGTTCGGTATGCTATCATACCGCCTAACACCCCTCGGCACTCCAATGCCACAAATACCATAGCCGTTCTGTGTCGAAACCCCTCAATAATATGGCCCTGCTGTTTCGTAAACAGCAGGTCAAGGGTTCAAGTCCCTTCACCGGCTCCAGCATCAGGGCGCTGTAGAGGCGTCCTTTTTGCTGTCTGCTGTTCAGGCAGTGAGGTGCCTGCGTGGGTAGGGTTGTGGGTAAATTCCATGTTGACCGCTTGCTCGATCCTCCATACCACTTCTCGGTTGATCGAGCGCTGATCTTTCCGCGCCAACGCCGCAAGGTGCTCATGAAGCTCGTCGGATAATCGGATAGTCAGCTTCTTCATACACTCTCTGCCGTCATTTTGCCGTCTAGTACAGTATACCACGGCTGTCAAGATCGTACAAGCTATGCCGCATGCCTGAGTACCTTGATCGACTCTAGCCGCTCCAATGCCTCTCGCATCGCTACCACTTGCACCTTGACATAGCTCGATGTGACATCGGCATCAGCGTGACCCGCAATCGCCTGGATAATGTCGTGGCTTGCACCGGTATCACCTAGCCAAGAGAGGCAGGTGCGGCGTAAGAGGTGGAAATGAACATTGCGGATGCTGGCCCGTTTGAGCGCGGCCTTAAAATGCCGATCAAGATTGCGCTCACTCATTGGCGTGCCGCGCTCTGATGCGAACAGCAACCCGCTTTCTGGTACGCCTTCCGCCATAATTTGCTCAAGTCGCATCCGCAAAATACCGCACTGGCGATGCGTGAGTGGCAGTACGCGGATGCGACGGTTTTTCGTGTATTGCTCAATCGACGGCCTGCCGTCTATGTCCAGCACCTGCTGTCGGATCGTGATTGTACGGGCTTCGAGATCAAGTCCAGCGATCTCCAATCCGAGCAACTCGCCCTTGCGGATGCCTAATTCGACCGCAAGTACATACAGACCAGAGAGACGGTGTGATGTGACCGCTTCGAGAAGTGCGGCGGCTTCGAGGGTTGTTAAAGGATCAGGCTTCTCGTCATGCACAGGTGGTGTTTCAACCGCCAGGATCGGGTTGTATCCGATCCGTCGATCATCTGTCGCCTGAGTCAGTGCTGTTCGTAGGACGGTGTACGCATGACGGATCGTGCGTGGTGAGAAATTGCCGACTTTCATGTCGGCCAGCATTGCGCGGATATGATCGGCGGAAAGCGCTTCGAGCCTGATATGTCCGATACGAGGGGAGATGTAAAACTCACATATCTGTTTGTAGAAACGCAGTGTTTTGGGCTTTTTGTTCGGGGCGACGATGGTGGAAAGCCAGTGCGCAAGCCAATCATGGAGCGGGATTTTGCCACCGGGGATATTTACGCGTCCGTCTTTTTGCTGTTCAAGTTCCTTGCGTTTGGCTTTGGCGGCTGCTTCCGAAGCACAACGATAGTTGTATTGCTTGCCGTTTTGCGAGATATAGGCCCACCATTGTCCGTTTTTGTCCTGGTAGTAACCGCGCGCCCGGCGAGCGGGGCGCTTTGCATTCTTGGAGCTTCCCATTTGTCGCCTCCTTGTTCCATCCATGCCACGAGCGCGTCAACGGACTTCGCAGACACGAGCGTTCCTTTTCCGCGCCCACTGGAAACAAGGATGCGTTCATGGATGAGCCGACGCACGGTTTGATAGCTGAGATTCAGGATCGCTTGTGTCTCGCTCATTTTATAAAAAGCTGACTGAATTGTCATCTCGCCCTCACCCTCACACACCCGACGCCGCGTCACGCCGCGCCAGCAACGTCTCGCGCGGCGTCGTCATCGTCGCGCCGCCAGTATCTGCGATGCGTTAAACAGCCAATTCCATTACTTCCTGAGAGAGACGACGAACGGCAACCTCCACGTACTCTACCCCAATCTCGATCCCGATCGCGCAACGGCCCAGGTTCTTGGCTGCCCGTAGTGTTGTGCCACTGCCTGCTGTGAAGTCCAATATCGTGTCGCCGGGGTTTGTATGCGTCGTGATAAGATACTCCATAAGCGCGAGCGGCTTTTGGTTAGGATGAAGTCCATCGAGCCGATTGCCGTTATTCATTGATATAATGGTTGTTGGATAATACTCATCACTGATACGGGTCGTTGAGTGGTGTTGCCCCCAAACGGACGAGGTGCGCCGCATCCCGCCCTTGGTGCGTAATGCTCCCTTGCGAAGAAGGGGATTGTAGGTTGCTACGCCGCTACAAAACACGGAGATTAGCTCATGCTGTCGTAATGGCTGATGTTTTGCGTTTAGATAGCCTGTCGGCATATGCTTATCCCAAATCCAATCGTATTTGTACCAACTAGGATTACTTGTTCGCAGTAGACTACTAAACGGCTCCTGTCCGAACAGCACGATTGCGCCACGCGGCTTGATCAGTCGCTTTAACTCTCTCCACATCGCATCAAGCGGGATCGGACTATCCCACTCACTTGCTGTCGTGCCGTAGGGTGGATCACAAATGACGGCATCAAGGCTGTGATCGGGCAGCGTCGGCATGACCTCTAGACAGTCACCGTGATAGATCGTGATACCGTTATGTTCATAGTAGGGCTGCATCGTCATCTCATTATCCGTCTCGTCCGTCTCACTCACAACCGGCATCCCCGTCGCCCTATCGTCACTACTGCGATAGTAGCCCGCCCTCACCCCGCCACACTGCGGACTGTACCAGTACCACGGCACGCCACTGCGCAGCACGCAGAGCGGCCAGGAGGTGCGCTGTGTCATAGCCACAACTCCGTACTGACCAGTTGCACACCATCAGTTCTGCGCGCCTGCATATCGCCATAGCCAAGATCGACGCCGATTGCGTTGCGCTGGAGCTTTGTCGCGGCACGTAAGGTTGTGCCGCTGCCGGCGAACGGATCAAGGATCGTGTCACCGGTGCCGCTGCCTGCGAGAATGCAGCGTTCGGCGAGTGCCTGTGGCATCGGCGCGTAGTGCTCTTCAGCGGGAGCCCGTGCGATGGAATATCCCAGACAGTGCGACAGTGCCGATCAATGAGCGGGGCAAGTTGCGCGGTGCTGGGTTCGCGTCGCCCGGAATTGAGCGGCGCATTTACAACGCCCTTCGATCCGCGCGGGGAGCGCGGATCGCCGTTGACCGCCGGTACCTTGACGGCATCCATATTGATATAATAGTTGCCCTGCTTACTGAATAAAAAGACTGTTTCATGGTCGCGACTGAACCGATCACCAGCCGCATTTCCCTCTGGCATCGCATTTCTTTTCCACCAGATGATCTCATTTCGCAGTACCCAGCCCTGATCTTGCAATGCAAACGCCACGCGCCACGGCATGCCCATCAGCGATTTTGGCGGCAATCCGGTCGTCACCCGCCGCGCACCGGGCCGATCTTGCGTCTGCTTTCCATGCAGACCGTCGGCGTGCTTGCCGCCTGTCGAGCCGCCCCATTTGCCGTCATTCGCGTAGCAGTCGCCTAAATTAAGGAACAACACACCGTTGTTTTTGAGTACGCGCCAGCACAGCAGGAACACATCTGCAAGCGCGGCGACATACTCGATATGCGTTTGCTCTTGGCCGATCTCGCGCGGGTCGTCTGTGTACGATCGCATCCTCCAATATGGGGGCGATGTGCAAATCATCTGCACGCTTCCAGTAGCAAGCGTCGGAAGGAGTTCACGGCTGTCGCCTTGTAATATTTCAATACTCATCCCAGTTCCATCACTTCCTGCTTCGTCTTCATCGCCTCAAGCCGCGCTATCGCCTCCGCCAACTCCTTGCGCGTCTCCGATGCTCGCACCGCGCTTGGCGAGTCCAGTCCCATTCGCTCGTGCAACGCAGCGTCTACCGCGTATCGTCGGCGCTCACGCTGCATGGCGGCGATAGCAAGGTCGATCGCGCGGTTGTTGGTCACGTGCGCGCCGCCTCTAGTGTCGCCAGCCATTTTGTATAGTTGCGGATGTTCTCAATCGCGAGCTGCGCTGGCTGATACGCCGTGAATTTCTCGTCCTTCGTGAAGGATTTGCGCTGCACACCGTCGCCACCAGCGTAGGACCGACCGAACACCGCCGCCATCTCCGTACCCGCGCTGTCGGTCGAGAGACGGACACCTTCACACATGCGTTCATATCCCGCTGCAAGCTCGATCGCCGGCGGATAAAGCACGCCGAGAATATGCACACGCGTGACCCCCGTGCGGCGCACCCGAGGGAGCACTCGGCGCAGCACCTCGTCAAAGATTGGCATCATTAACGTAGGCATGCGACCTATTATGCAGAAGCCGCCCAGCGCCAGCCAGTCGCGCCCTGGACGCATCAGCGGAAGGAGTGAGTCTACACACGCAAGATACTGGCGCGGCGTAGCGCCTTGTGCAGCGTAGGCGATCGCGCCACGTACGCTGCCACGTAGACGATGATACTCACGCGCGCTACGCAGCGTCTCGGCGACAGCGGGGGCGGCGCTCGTCTCGTCGCCGCGCACCTTGACGCGCTTACCGTTGACGATCGCCTCGTCTACGCCGACAAGACAGTCATAGGTCACAATCGCCTCAGCATGCGAAGGCCCGCCGCTGTACTCGATCTGCGCTTCTAGCCGCAACTGCCGTTCAAGCGCCGTCCAAGGCTGAAGACGCAGCAGCATATCCCTTTCTTGAAAAGCTCCGCTGTCAATAACGTAGCGCGTGTGCGGACAGAGATCGACCCGATAGTGCGGGTTGACCATCGCCAGCCCACTCACACACTCAGGCGCAAACGCAAGGCAGTTCAGTTCGTTATTGTTTTTCGAGGGATAGAACATCACGCCCGCACCGCCTCTTTCGCCATTCGCGCGCGCCTCAGCTCACCTTCCACGAACAGCCCGCCGCCGATGGCATGTGCGATATGCTCAGATGGCAAATCCGTCAAAACAAACCGCGTGCGCGCTGCCCGACGCATCGCATCGGCATCGGCGTGTCCATTGCCAACCAGTGCCGCTTTGCCCTGCGTCGGCAGAAATGGCCGCACCTCAAGGCCGAACGACGCGCCAATGCCGATGATTGCACCGCCCGCGTTCGCCAGCTTTTTGAACGTCTGTGGATTGACGCCCTGCCAGGCATCCTCATAGCACAACACAAACTCACCACACGGCACAAACGCCTGCAACTCAGCAGTGATCAGGCGTGCGATATCCCAGATGCGCTTGTGCGCGGCTTTCGAGCCCTTATTCGGCGACCACAGCCACGTCTCCACCAGGCGCTCCTCGCCGTGATCGAATGCTAGCAGCGCGCCGCCAGCGGGGTTGTCGCCGCGCGTACCAGGGTCGATACTCAGGATGTATAGTGTCTCACTCGCCATCGGCTTCCTCGATATCCACGCACTCCGCGCCACATTCGGGACACACACCCGCATCCGTCTCATTCCAACGACCTTGCCAAGGACAATCGGTGCATTCGCACTCGGCTGGCCTTCTTGGTATTACTTTCATCCCAGCGCCTTCTTTCCCTTATCCGTCAGTTCGTAGCGATCCGTGCTGCCCACACGCGCAATCAGCCCACGTACCGCCAGCCCGCCACAGCTATTCCCGTTCACCCCATAACGCAACTTGCGTACGCTGACGAACCACCACACGCTCTCGCTGCGATACAACTTTGCGCCGTCGCGCAGCGATCTCAGGATGTCGCGCTGGACCGCGCCGATACGCGACGTAGTCATAGCGATAGTTCCTGCTGAACCGGACCCACGCGAGCCTCTTTCGCCGCAACCGCGTCAATCGCGGCGCGGGCTGCTGTGAGGTATTCGCGGCTTGGCTTCTTATCGATCTCTTGCCCATTCCTGTACGTTGCCCATACCGCGCGCTGTAACTCCCTCGGGACACGTCGCCAGTGAGCAGCACACATCAACAGTTTTGGTGATACGGGCTTCTCACAGCCACGCGCGTGGCATGTGTGCGGTTGCTCGATTGGTGTTGTCATCATCGTCCTCTCAGTTCACGTCGCTGCTTGTTGTACATCCGCATGTAGTGATTACGACAGCGCCCGCCGCGCGTCGCCGGCTGCTCACACTCTCGACAATGCTGTCCGCGCGGCTCGTACGTCGGCTCAAATGCCTGTGAGCGCCACCAGGACAGATAGCAGGCATTGCAGCGACGCGCAGCCTGGATAGGCCGCAATCCACAGACCAGACAGAGCATCATCGCCCGCATCCTTCGTTTGCCCGTATCGGCTGCCCTGTATTCCACGCGGCAAGCTCGGCAAGCTCTTGGTTGTGTTGCCGTGCCGCCTCTTGGTCAGCCTGACGCTGCCGATAGCGATCCTCTTGGCGTATACGAAAGCACTTCACGCACACAAGTTCATCGGATTCGAGATCGTAGACCTCGTCAAAGAAGCCGAGATGAGAATCGACGCAGTACACCTGACGAACAATGCTGTACGTTCCGCCGATATTCCCCGCCTTAACCCAGTCATCCGCATCGTCGTATGTCTCGAAATACACGTCGCCAATGCGATATTGATACAGGCCGCTCATTGCCCGCTCTCCTTCACCGCCATCCGCGCACACGCCGCGCCGAGTCTCGCCATTCGCGCTCGTCTACATCCTGTCGCTGCCACTCATCAGTTCTGACGCGGCGGGCGTTCGGGCAGCCACCAGCGCGATGGATGACAGCGGATTCAGTGTGCTGTCCTGCGACTTTGACGAGGACGGTGATCATTGGCGTTGTCTCAACTAGCATCGTCATTTCCTCTAATCGCCCGCCGCAACTCTGCCACCGTCGCCGCGCGGCGTTCCATTGTCATCGCAGCGCGTGCTTGGAGCGTTGCGGCAGCATGCATCGCCTCAGCAGGCAGGCTGTACAAAAGCGTTGACCAGATATTCGCGCTATGCCGCATGTAATAACGCTGCAAGACAGGACTGAACAAAAGTTCCCACCCGTCGCTTTCAAGCGCGGCGAGCGTCGTCGTTGGCACCGGCGCAACCGGCGTGATCTCGGCTGGTGTGCTGGCGGCGCGCTGTGGTTGTGTGGCGCGGCGTGCGGTGAAGGCGCGCTGGCTACTTCGTGTCATTGTTCGCCTGCCGGAATGCGTTGACCGCTGCTACCACGAGGTACGCATCGGCGATGTCTCGCGCCTCGCAATTCTCCATATCGCCAAAACACATGACACATCGGCCATCGCCGGCAAAGACGGCGACCATACCCACATACCCATCTCGATTATCATCCACAACCCACGGCAACGGGCTGTGTGCTTGCATCAAATCAGTCGTCATAATCCGTCTCGCTCTCCAATACCAGAAACTCGTCTGTGCAATATCCGCACTGCACACACTCGTAAAAATACGACTCGCGCCCGTCATCGCCGCACTGCTCGTGTCGCATCATCGGCGTCTCATAGCACACCGGCCCTGCATAGTCATCCATATCCCGCTCCCGCATCTCGTCCATCACCCTCGGATGCACACATCCCTGAAACGCTACACCACACGTAGGACACACGCCCTGCCCGCGCCCGTACAGCCGCTCGGCATTGCCTGGCAGTGGACTCGCGGCAAGCCCGGTGAAGCCGACGTATGCCAGCGACGTACCGCGCCAGCCGCAGTGATTGCAGTCATACATCAGAACTTGCTCCATGTCTCTATTGCACATGTGCGATGGTACGGATACCCGGTCTGAAACGCAGGCACTTCGCCTGTATATTCAAAATAGCGCTCGCCGACTCCTATTCCCTTCTCGCACGCTCGGCACACGTGGGACTTTCGGGCTGTACGCCACTGTCCTGGCACATTGAAAGTCGGCTCGTTGTTTCGCTCATCCATGCCCCACTCCCTTACACCGCTCCATCTCCCTCAGCGCCCGCTCGCGTCGTCGCAGTGCCGTCTGCAACGACAGCGCCGCCTCCATCAGCGAGTCCTGCGAATGACCGTAGCCACCGATGATGGCCGTCCAGTGTGCTACGTCGCGCTCTGCGGCAGCGAGGCGGCAGCGCGGGCAGTGGCAGGCGTGTGGGGCGTGCTGCTGGGCGATGGCTGTCATTCTGCGGCTTCTTTCTCGCACACAAAACCATCGATCGCATAGCAGGCGTCGAGCGCTGCCTGCAATATCTCTGTGACCGATGCGCTGACTGTCGGGTCTGCGAGTGCCGCTTTGATCGCGACAGTTAGATTATGCTTGTCGAACTCCAGGAAACTCGCCTGATCAACCCAACCGCTCGCGTACTCGTCAAGACGTTTGATTCGTTCGCGCAAGGCGTCGAAGAGTCCCGCGCGCTCGCGCAGCCCGTCGCACTCCGCCCGCAAGAAGAGTATTCTTGCCCAGCGTAATTCGCTTTCGCGCGCGATTGGTTCGAGCCGTGAAACCTCCTGCAATGCGGATTTGCGCCGTTCGTCAAAAATGGCAACCGATTTGAGTGCCGAATCGAGTTGTGCCCGTAGCAGATCGCGCTCTGCGCACACACGCGCTAGTTGTTCGTGCGCCTCAAATATCATCGCAACACCTCGATCGTTCGCTGATAATCCCAGCCGCGCCGCCTACACAGCGCCCTCAGCCGCCCCAGCGCCGCCGACTCCATCGCTGCCTCAGCACGCCAGTAGTCGCGCACCTCGGACCAACAGCCCGCCGCTGCTGCGGCCCACGGCGCGACAATGCGATCATCGTCGGCGTGGCTCATGCCAGTACCTCGATCTCGCGCTGGCGCATTAGGTACTCGCGCGCCCGACGCCCGCATGCCTCATCACAAAACACATTCCACTTGCTCACAGGACGCCCGCGCTTGCCGACGCCAGCCATAAGCTGCGCCTTCGTCGGATGCCCATCGAGCAGTTGCCACGAGCAGCCGCTGAACCAGCCGTCGCGCTGCATGCACTGAAGTCGCACGATCAGCCAATCCGGTACGTTCGCAAGTTTGGCAGCCAGAAAGACGCGCTGAAGTGACACCCAACTGTCGCTGTAGATCGCGCCTGTCCATGCATACGGAAGGCTCGCGCGCGCATTCAGGATGGCGAGCAGTTCTGTCAGGTTGTTCGTGATTGCGGGCAGCCCAGCCTCTGTCGGCGTGATGACGCTGCTTGCGCTTCTGACGATGCTGCCGTCGCGTACCTGGCACCATGCCCATGTGCCGCCGATCGGGCTTGGATTCGCGCCGATAACCCCGCCGTCGGCGTACACAGACTGAATGTCAATTAGTGATTCACTCATCACACACACTCACACTAATAGCCTTCCGGCGTACGGTGCGATAGGTCGCTAAATCGTGTCGTTGCCGCGTCGAAGCGCAGCGGCACGACACCGATCGGGCCGTTGCGGTGCTTGGCGACATGCAATTCGGCGATGCCCTTCCGATCGGTCTCTTTGTCGTATAGCTCATCTCGATAAATAAAGATGACGATATCCGCATCCTGCTCCAGCGCGCCGCTGTTGTGGGCAATGATGCCGTTGCCCACAAAGTTCCCACATCCTGGAACAGAGATGTCAAAAACCTCTTCTTCTCCAGCAGGCTCGATCGATGCTATAGGTTCCCACAACAGATCGCTATTTGCCCATCGTCGCAGCTCGTTGTCATCTAACCGCTCTGCCCATTCCGCGCACACATCACGCCGCATGCGCTTCCCTTGATCGCGTCGTCTCGCCTTACTTGCCAAGAGCGACGATACCTCTTTGGGTAGCGTGAATAGATGATTGCCCGTTTGTCTTTTTGTCAGGCTTTCGAGCATCACCTTGAGTAGTTCGCCCTTCCTTCCAATGGCGGGGACGATCTGCGCAAAGCGCCGCAGGTTATGTGCAGATGTAGCCACATTGATCCGATAGATTGGCTTTGTTCTTTTCACGGACATATGCCCGCCATCGACGCAAGCAATGACGCCAAGGATAAGCAATAGCGCCTGTATGTCTTCTGCGAGCGCGCGACTTACTGTATCGAAGTGGATTGCCCACTTCGGTGACTTACTCCCCTTGAACCGTACCTTGACACATCCATCAGAACTGAGATACCCCGCAACAAACTGTGCTGCATTTAGCACGTTCTCAAAAACAAAAGGAGGGACGTGTTTTGTCGAGTCGCGCTGCCCTTCCACGCCAATTTCACGCAACCACTCACGAAGCGGATTGCCATGTGGTTTTCCGTAGCCATTCTCCTGTAAGCAGACGAAATTAGCTTCTTGGTATCGTTGATCGTCATGTTTCATTCGCACTGAAACATCGGGAAAATGATGACTAACAATAGAAACGACATCCGCGAACGTCGCGGGGTCAGATGAAATAAACCCAACGGCACGGTGGTGTTGATAGGTTCCGTCGCCAGTAAGGTAACCGAGCAGCCGACAAAGATCGGGGCTTAAATCAGCCGTTCCGTGCGACTGGAGTTTCATGGTTGTTGCAATAAGATCACCCGGTTGGAGATAACCAACCGCACACCACCCCGTTGCAGTTAAGAGCGGGTGATTAATTGTTGCGGTGATGCGCCGCCCCGTACGTGTTGTAACCGTAAACACCGGTTTAATCCCGGTAGACCAAACATCACCAACAACGAAGGGCGCGGTAAGATCGTCGGTATTCAGCCCAAGCACTTTATCGCCCGGCTTTACCTCTCGGATGGGAACCCAATGACCGGTATCTGCATTGATCAGACGAGTTGAGCCTGTTACACACTCTCTCAAATCTGAGAGCATCGGCACATGCGAGGTGCGACCTTCGACCGCGCGCGAGAGCTGCGAAAGCGCGATCAGTGGCACATTCGCATCGCGGGCGATCTGCTTGAGCCCGCGCGAGATTTGACTGACCTCCTGTACGCGGTTCTCACTCTTGCCGCCGAGCATCAGTTGCAGGTAGTCCACAATCACCACACTGTTGGGATACTGCTGCAAATGACGCATCACGCGCGCCCGCACCCCCGCAATCGACATGGACGCGTTATCGCAGAGAATGATCGGTAGTTCGCTCACAACGCCGAACGCATCTGCTAATCGCGCCATTGGCTCGCCTTCTTGCACGAGTCGATCGCGAATATCTCCGCTATTGATGCCGCTGTGGATGCTCGCAAGGCGAATCGCAAGCTGATCTTGATTCATTTCGAGACTAAAGAGCAGTCCGGGCTGGTTATACCGAGCCGCGATATTGTACAGAAGCGACAGCGCGCAGCTTGTTTTGCCGACCGACGGACGAGCTGCTAGGATAATCAGATCGCCGCGCTGCAATCCGCCGGTCATCTCGTCAAGGTCACGAAAGCCGGTCTTGATCCCCGGCGCGTGCGCGCTGTGGATCGATTCCCACACGCGCATCATCACGTCACGAATATGGACTAAATCCTCACTGCGCCCGCCCTGCGTTGCCTGAGTCAGGATCGTCTGTGCCTTGGCACGAACGGACTCTAGTTCGTCCTGCTCGTCGTAGCCCAGCGCCGCGATCTGCCCACCGGCAGCAATCAGCTCGCGATTGCCGGCCAACCGCTCGACAATCCGCGCGTAATACCCGACGTGATAGCTCGTCACAAGCGTGTCGTCAATGCCGTAGAGATACGACATCCCGCCGATGATCTCAAGCTGATCGCGCCGGCGTAGTTCCTCAGAGACCATGCGAATATCCGGCGGCTCGCGTCGGCTAAAGCATGCCAGCACCGCCTCGTATACCCAGCGATGCTTTTCGAGATAAAACATGCTGGGCTGTAGCCAGGACACGACAGCGGTTAAGGCATCGCGGTTGCGGAGTATCGAGCCTAAAACGTCGCGTTCGGCGTCAATGTTCGCCGGTAGCATGTGTTCGTGGTCGGTCATGTCGTGTTCTTTGCCTTTGCAAACGGATTCAACTTCTTGGCAGCGGCAGCCATCTCGTCAGGCGTGCCGCGTGGCTCGGTCGGCGGCTGGTAGAGCGGAAGCGACGGGCGCTGTTGCCCCTGCGGCGCGGGTCCGTTGGCGTGTGCGCTATTGCCGTTCAGGCTGGGCGGGATAACCGCAGTCGCCTTCCCCCAAATCTCAATAAGCTCATAAGGCTCTGGCGGGCGCTTTTCTTTTTTGGCCCGCCAGTCGTAGTCGTACCACCAGCGTTCGCGGATACGCACATCGTCGGGTGTTGCATCGGCTTTCTTGAGTGTTCGATATGCTTCGTTCAGTTCCTTACGCTGTCTTGAAATGGCGATCTTTGGGTCAATCTTGCAGGCTTCCGCAATAGCAAGTGCTAGTTCATTTCGGGTGTGTGTGTGTTCACGCGCGGTAACTGGTACTGATTCACTCACACACACATCTGGATTCTTAACATGTTCTTCTTCTTGTTCATACAGTGAACACTTCACGTTCACTGTATGAACACTTTCGTCTAAAGCGTTCGTGTGGTGAACGCTTTCCGGTGTAGCTGTTCGTGTGGTGAACGCTTCTTTTGTAGTGTTCACTGTATGAACACTTTCGTCTGTGTCTTCTTTGCTGTATTTTCTGAAGTTCTCAGGCCAGAGATCAACGATAGTTATCTGGTCTACTTGCCCGCCGCGCGTGGTTCGCGTCGTCTTCTCTATCAGGTGCTTATCGAGTAGTTCTTGCTTGGCTTTCGATACCTGTCCCATAGACATACGACACGCTGCTGCGATCGCCCGCGTCCCTTCCCAGCATGCGCCATCGTCGCCAGCTCGTCGCTTGAGATGGACGTAGAGACGAAATGCGTAGACAGAGAGATCGGAATCTGCTATCAGGTTCGGCAGTTCGGTACGATAGCGATGTAACGAACTTCGGTCTTTGATGCGCGTTTGGTCGGTCATAGGGTGCTTATCGCGCGCCCTTCCGGCTATTACAGGAGCGGCATAGTGTCTGTAGATTACTCTTATCGAGTGTGCCGCCGGCGATTTCAGGGATGATATGATCGACTGTTAAATCCTCATTCGTCCCGCAATAGCAGCAGGTGTATTCATCTCTTGAGAATATTTCTATTCGGAGCGTGTGCGGTATCTTTCGTTTTGCCCTTCTCGCGGGGGCCGGTGTATCAATCTGCTTGCGCAGACGATCTAAAAAGTGCTTTATGTCTGATGATCGGGAGCGGGCGGCAAGAAACGCGGCCCCCTCATATGACCATCCGAGCGACATGAGTAGTTCTGTTGCGTGCAGTGCCTGCTTGGTCATAGCCCCGATATCCTAATAGTCAGCTTCTGTCATCACAACCGGTCCACGCATCAGCCTATCGAAGATGTACTGATTACACAGCGCCTCAGCGTCCCACTGCCAGCGCCGACTGCCAAGATAAATCATTGTTCGCCTCGCACTCTCACCTGTGCAGCACGAGCGATCGTGTGAGCAGAGTCAATGTCCTGAGTTGCCGCAATGCGCGTTAGCGCGTCGGTCATAATATCGGTGCGGAGTAGAATCCACTGACGCTCACCAACCAGCGTCTCTATCTTCCTGATCAGTTCCTCCACCTCGTCTTCCCAGTCATACGGCGGGAAGGACCTTAGCTTTGCGCGGATTCGATCAAGGTCGGTCGTCATTAAATCACCTAGAAGGGAATCGCGTCGTCATGTGCCTTGACGCGTGCCTGTTGCGCATCGCATATTTCAGCGCTACCACACCCGCACGGGCAAGAGGTATATCGCATGTCCCGCAGCGCCCGAACAGGAAGCGCCGATCCGATCTCGCCGCAACCTCAGCCGCCGTATCCCACGAGCAGGCCCAGAAGCCGGGGCGTGCGCTGTGAACGCCGCAATAGTCGGCGCTCTTGTAGCCTGCGAAGCCCGCCCGTAGGCCGTCGGCGAGATAGACCGGGCCGCTTTCCACGAGGGCCTTGCGTTGCGCTTCGTCCATTATTGCGTCCTGCCTCTCTGTATCCGGTGATTCATCACAATGGCGGCAATGCCGCCGACGCCGATCGCCACAAGCAGGAAGCCCGGCAGCCGAGCGGGTGTAACGTTACCGCCTGATAGCTCGCCGGCGAATACAGCGACGGTGAAGCCGATGAATAGCAGGATACGATTTCTCATCACGCCCCCTGCTCTGCGGCAGCCTCTTCGCCTGCCGCGATCTGCTGCGATGTGGCGATACTCCATGCGATCGTCGCGTCCATCGCTGCCTCGATAACGGCTGCCCATGCACGCTTGCACCAGTGCGCGAGAATGTACTCGCGCGTGATCTCCTCTGGGATTGCCGTCCGCATCGGCGTGATCTGCTTCGTCTGCGATCCGCTGCCGCGTGTCACCTCGTCGCCGGCGCAGAGCGGGATTGAGCAGGCGTAGAACGGCGGGCCGAGCGGTGGCTTACCGTCGGCGCGGCGGAAGGCATCGATCGCGTCCAGCACATCGTACTGCCGATTCAGCGCGCCTAGCATATCGTCTGTGAGTGTGGACTTGACACTGATGGTCAGGGGCAAGTCGTAGCCTATCGCCAGTAGCTCCGCAAGGCAACCGCGCAGCTTCAGCACCGATTGCGCCCGACCGCCTTCGAGCGTACGCCAGCCGTACGCGATACCGAAGCGTTCTGGCGTGCTGCGCATCTCAATAGGTGACTGCACGCCGTCGGCGATCACGAACACATTCGCGGTCTCAATCGCCCAGTGCGTCACGAGCTTGCCACTACCGTGGCGGATCGTAATGTCTGTGAATCCCGCGCGAGCCATCGCGTCGTCAAGGTCAGGGTCTTTGCAGCACTCAAGCATCCAGCCGACATAGATGCTGCGATTGGTCGTGGGCAATCCGGTTGCCCATTGCAACACCGCGTCGTTGACTTCGATGGGCCGTCGCGCCGGGCCGCGCGTGAACGTTGGTGGCTCGCCGTTAAAGATGCGCTCGTGGGGTGGTTCGGCGTGTGCAGCGGCGGCGCTGATTGGCGCGCGGGATGTCTGTGTGGTCATTGCGATTCCTTTGAATCAGGCACGAACACATGCGGTGGCTCCTGCTTACCGCGTGCCTTGGCGACGGCAGTTGTAGCATTGCGTATCACGTTATTGCGATGTTGCTCCCATTCATCGTCAGGGAGATCATCGAATGTTCCGAGCTGAAGTTCGCGTAATGCTATCAGTGCCGCTAGAAGGTCTGACTCGGCAGCGCTCGTGTTAATAGCAGCACTGAATACCTTACAGATACTGCTATGAGTCCATCCTTCCCCCGTCTTCTTGACCGACGGGCAATTCATACCGCAGATCATCTCTTGTATGGTTGCGGCGTCCTTTGCTGTGAGTCGCAGCGTTATCGTTGTGTCTTCTCTACGTTGCCTCATGCTGCTTTTCCTCATGGCCGCTCGCGCGTGCTTTCCAGACCGCATCAAGCAGTGCGTCAGTGAGATCAAGAGATGTGCCGGAATACCTCACACCGCCAGTAATCCAGTCGATACACCACAGATGATCATCCTCAGCCCAGTTCATCGTGAGACTAGAGCCCAGTTGTTGCATGCGTCCGATCAGTTCCTCAAGATCACGCACGTTAATAAGCTTCATTGTGTCTCCTCTGTCTCGCGCGACTGAGGATTCAAAATCGCGTCAAGTTCCCAAACAGCCTGTCCAAGATCGGTGAATCCGTGATCGGCTTCGTGACGATCTCCGCCGCGCTTTTGATTGCGCTTCCATCGGCGAAAGCCATTTACAGCTAGTTGTGCCATCTCGCGCAACTGCTCATTCTCAGCTTCAAGCGCATCCCGCTCGCGCATTGCCTGCTCAGTCAGCGCGGCGATCTGCGCGAACGTCGCATTCGTCGGCACCGGGCGCGTCAGAGCGAGATCGAGGATGCGACGTAGGGTGTCGCTCATTGCGAGGACTCTTCTACTGCTGCGCCGCAGTAATACCAGAGATAGATCGTCTGTCCGTTCAGTCCAATATCTAATTCGCGATCGACCATCCCACGCTCCCGCGCTAGGTTCAGCGTACCGCGCACCGTTGTGAACGACAGTTTTGTCTTTCGTGCAATTTGATTTGCCGAGAATGTGTGCGGGTGGTTCTCTAAGAGAAACCGCATGACCTGATCGTTACAGAGCCTCATCCTCGTGTCTCCTGCTCGTCGCGTGCTTTGGCGATGATAGGGCGGGCACTATCTAGTGTGTTCGCTAGCGACACATAGGCGCAAGCCACCGGGGAATCTTGTATAATTCCGCCGACCCACGGGGACTCTCCATGGTCGATAAAGTCTATTGCAGCCTGAAGCGCGTTAAGCAGATCGGGTGCGGTGATCATCAGACGAGCGCGCGCCTCGGATTCCTCTGGCGTTGCTCCATACCCCGCCCCGACTTCGCTTCCCTCGCACATGATCGCCGTTCGCCACTCCTGCGTTTCGTAATCAATTGCTACGTCTTCCGTCTCGCCGATCTTCCACTCTTCCTTTGTCATCCTCGTGTCTCCTCTGTCTCGCGTGGCTGAGACGATGCAAGCGCAGCGCGGGCTACGTCATAGGCCGCCTGATAGTAGTGTCGGCTTGGTGTTTTGGGATCGTGGTTTCGCGGACTCTTTCCTAAGTAGAGAGCCACGAAATATTCACACGCATCGCGCAACTCATCCCGCTCCGCCCCGATGCGCTCGATTGTGTCAGCCGCTGCGCCGTGCCAGTATTCCAGCTCGTGTATGCGTGCCGTCGCCTTCACCAGTGCCGCTTGCGCCATCTCCACATCCCCGCGCAGCTTCGCGTTCTGCTCACTCAGCGCCTCGATCCGCAGCAGCAGCTCGCGTTTCCCGCATGCCGCACGGTCGCAGCAGACGTACGCCGCGCCGTCGTCATAGCAGTCGCCGCGCGCTCCGCAGATAGCGCAGTCGGCAGTGAATGGCTGACATAGATACAATCGACGGAATGGTCCGTCTTTTGCTGAGGCGGCACGCGCTGACAGACATAACCCGCATTCGCGAGTATGATGAGTATGCTCGATAGATACGCCTCGAATGCCGTCTCATCGTGTCGTCCTTGACTCATCGGCCACACGACAAAGCCATCTCCCTGCGGCTCGACCGCGAAGCCGATCTCGTCATTCGTGCTGTCCTGTTCAACGAGTCCAGTGGCTTTGAGCACCGCCTCGATTTCGGCCTTCGTCATAACTGCCTCATCACAAGAAAGCCCGGTATCACCACGCCGTCGCATATCGACCCCATCGGATACTTCTCACCCACATAGCCCGCGTGCCGCAGCGTGTTGTACGCCCGCCCGATCGCAAATCGGTACTGCGCCTCGGTATGCGCGTCATCGGGCACGCAGTATACGAGGAACGTGCCGCCGTCATGCGGCGCAACACCGAAGGCCACCGCGCGGCCCGATGCAAGCTCGTTGGCGTTCCAGGCACTGCGGAGTGTGGCTTCGATCGCGGATTGCTTCATTCCGCGCCCCGATATCGCTGAACCGGATACGGGTTCGTCTTGCCGTACTCGGTCCGTAAGGCGGCTTCCTTGGTGCGGTTCTCGCGTTGCATGGCGGTAAATGCTGCGCTTAGTTCGGCACTACTCGACGGGCTGCCGTTCGCCCGTATCCATTCCAGCGGGTTGATGAGGCCGTTCGTTTGGGCAAAGGCCCACTCGTAGTATGCCGTGTCCCATGCCGCGATCCGGTCGGTCAACCCCTTGCTGTACATCTGGTCAATCATTCCTAACTCCCTCTCGTGTCGGCACAACCATCGCCCGGTACCACCGCGCCGCGTCCGCGTACCGCTTCTCTTCCCACAAGAACTCCCAATTCGCCATGGCCGTCTCTGCCGTCTGCGCTCGCAGGAAGGTCAGCGCCTTCTGTGCCTGCTGCGCGTCGGTCAGCGCTTGGTCGATGATGGCGGTGGTGGTCATTGCTTTCGGCTTTCCTGTCGCTCGCGAACGTATTTCTCTATCTTCCTTGGTGTTATGTCGTCACGTACGCCAAGCCGAATAGCGAGGTTGTACAGTACAGTACTTGCCGGCGTCGGGGGATTCTCGTTGCGAAGATCGTCTTGTACGCGGGCGAGTTGCCGAGCTATCTCGTTTGCTACATCTGTTGCTTTCACTGCCGGTGCCTTTCGTGTATCAATTCCTATGTGAGGATTATAGCACGAAAGTGTGTACTTGTCAATACTATTACACAAAGATATTGACAAGTCTGTGAACTCGTGTATAATAGGAAGTGAATTCATGCATGACGGGAGGTGATTACGAATGAAGAAATCGGAGACATCCGCACTTGACCGCTTCCAACTCGTCATTCCAAAGGTATTGCTCGCAGAGATACGCGACCTCGCAGAGCGGGATCGGCGCAAGACGAGCAATGTTATGGTGATGCTGTTGGAGCGGTCGCTGAGTGATTTGAAGGCGTCCGGTGCTTCGCTGGGGAGTTCGCCGGTGACTTCGTCCGTCCTGTAGACAAGAAGTGACGAAGTCACCGGCTGGCGGCGCGCTGTCAGATTGGACCCCGCCAGCGCACCACGAGAACAGTATACAATAGCTATGACAAAGAGAGGTTCATTATGAAGATCACTGTCAGGCGAGTAGCGGATTTTGGGTCTCCTGGTAAAGAAATCGATGTGGATGGCCTGCTCGCTATTGAGTTCGATTTTGGCAACGGACAGGTATTGTCGGTCGGACAGGTCGCGCTTGGCGACGGTATCGGCGTACACGCGAACGGTGCGATGAATCAGTTCGTCATCGAGCCGGTCGCGTCGAATGCCGTGCGCATCAGCGCCAAGCGGTGAAGGAGCAAAGCAATGGCAACAACGCAAAAAGAGCGCATTATCCAGGAGTTGGTATATTCGGCATCGGGGCGTTTTTCTGCCTGTGAGACGACGGAGGATTTCCGAGATCAAACGCGGCTGTATACCGCACTGTTGACCGAGCGCATCGCAGATATTCTCGGCATGCAGTCCGAGCGTATCATCGGGGCGCTTGAGCAGTGCGCTGCGGATGGCGGCGATCGAGAGACGATTGAGTCGGCGATCTTCGCTATCCGGCAGGAATTGAAGGCGATGGGGTAAAGGAGCAAAGCAATGGCATTTCAAGTCGGTGATAAGGTGCTGGTGCATCGGGATACCTGGGATAAACTCCCGATCGCTGATCATGTCGCGCGCGTCAGTAAAACACAAGTGACGCTGCAAAGTGGCGGTCGCTACACACAAGACGGGCGGCATTGGGGCGCGGGCGACGACAGGACTGCTGGCTATATTCGAGAGGCGACGGATGAGCAGATCGCAAGCGCGATCAAGGCCCGTCGCACTCATCGGTTGCGAAATGATCTGATCGGTATGATCGAGAAGAGCAACGCCTTGACGCTGGATGACCTCGAAGCCGTGGCGGCGCTGCTGGCGGCGCGCGGCGTGATCACGAATAGCCGATAGCCGATAGCCGATAGCCGATAAAGGAGCAGGACAATGGCAAATACAGAGATGTGCAGTACATGCCGCTTCTGGCAGACGTTTACGAATAATGCAGAGGCTGGTACATGCCAAGCGCTTGGTGCGGTGTTGTGGCCGAAGAGCGGCAACATTACTTGGCGAAACAGAGGAATATCGGTGCGCGACGGTGTGGTACAGTCCGATGTTGCGATCGTCTCCGCTGGTAGATTGCCGCCCAGCGACTCCGATATTGTTGGACGAATCGTTCTTGGTGTCGCGGGGATTCGGACAGCAGCCGACTTCGGTTGCGTCCTGCATGAGCCGCGCGATTAGCGAATGTGAGTGTGTGAAAGGCTGTGTCATGTCCAATAATCCTGAGCAGCGCCTAGAGCGCCTGAAAGCCGACTTCCCCGGTACGCTTGCGCCGTATCCGGCACTCTGCGATGCGATCCTTGCTGCGCTTCGTGAGACGGCGATGGCTGAGCGCGAGCGATGTGCTGGCGTTGCGAATGAGCACAAGAGGCTCTATTCCCCCAAGAACGCCGTTGACGACGAAACTTTTGATTACTTCACCGGCGCTGCTACATGTGCTGAGCGTATCGCCGATGCCATTCGTGCGCTCCCTGACGACGCCTAGCGGCCCCTTGGCACCCCGCGAATACCATGTGCACGCTGACGTGCCACTTCCCGCACCGCGTACAGTGATACGCTTCCCCGCCGAGCCGCTGTGCCTCTGCGAACGCCGCTGCCGCTGTGTCGTACGCCGCTGCCGCTGTGTCGTACGCCGCTTTGGCCGCGCAGTTGTGATAGCGACGAGCGCGGGTGCGGGCGGCATCGATGCGTTTGGTGTTGCGGCTAGGCATCATGGTTCGCCTCTCGTGTGTTCCAGCAGGTAGCGTGTGCGTAGCTTGCGTGTTCGCGATCTCCGGCATAGACGACGGCTTCCATGTCTTTTGGCTCAAATGGCCTTTGGCAAAACACACACACGCTACCTGCCAACATGTTCGCTAGCGCAAGGCGCGCGATCTGGCGGTCCTCGTCTGTGATTGGTCGATTACTCTTCATCATCCTCATCGCTTTCGTGATCCCAGTCGTACGGCAGCATAACCTCGCACTCGCCGACGACGATGCCGTCAACCGCGTACGCCCCGCCGCAGTGCCTGCCTTCGACGCAATCGAGGCAAGGACATGTACAGACCTCGTCATCGCCCTTTGCGGGTTCGCTCCGCCCCATCACGCGCCTCCAACGGACAGATAGTAGATATTGCGCCGTACACCGCTGTCGATGCCGACCGCTGCTCCTGCGAAGCCTTCCAGTGCTGTCTCTGCGCGCTCGGCTTCGTTCATCAGGATCGCTGTCGGCGTGTGTCCGTAGCGCTGCTCGAAGGCGGCGATTGCGGCGGCGAGCTTGTCGGCGATGGGCTTCTTGCTCTCGTCTTGCCACGCGAAATAACTCATCGCCACACCGTCGGCTGAACATACTCTTGGACGATCTGCCACAGCGCATTCATCCCCATCGCTGCCTCAGCACGCGCTAGGAAGGTCGCTGCGCTCGTCGGCGCGTCGGACTGCCTCAGTGTCTCGGCAACGCGCGCCACGACTGCGCTGGGGGCTGCGATGCCGCGTAGGTCGCACGCGGGGCGGTCGGTGGTTGTCATGCCCCCAACTCCTTGCGTAGCGCCACAATCTCCTCAAGCGCCTCCTGGGGTCGATTGTGCCGTAATAGCGTCTCTACGTCCCGCAGCCGCTCCCGAATGAGCACTAACGGATCACGGGGCAGTGCCCCCGGCTCGGGGTTGCCGGGCTCGGCTTCCGTACTCTCCTCATCAAGTGGATGAGACTCGATGGGCTGTCCGTATTGCGCGCAGATGGCCTTGAGCCGCGCAATGTCTTGGCGCTCACTGCGAATGCTGTTGACGATATACGTCGGCGCATTTGCTCCGAAGTGTGCGATCTGACGCAACTGATGGGACAGGTTGGCACGATGGATGTCTATCAACTCCATCTGTTGTATCACGACGTTTAGTCGCTCTAGCTCGGTGGTGATGCTCGGGTCGGCGTAGATGCCGAGTTGCGCGCTCTGTAGTGCTCGTGCCTGTCGTCGGCGTTTCAGTTCAGGGAGTTGCGCGATTGTCGTTGTCGTCACTGTTTTACTTCCTCTCGTCTGTGTTCAGTCGCCATGCCGCATCGCCTCCGGCCACACTAGCGCCTCGCTTGCGCATGAACTGCACATCGGTTGTCCGTCGATCTGGTACGTCGCCGCGCGGTCACGATGGTACATGCAATGCACGGCAGCGGTTTCGTCGGTCAGGTCACTGACGGCCTGGCTATACGCCGCGCACGGCGCAAGCGCGAAGCCGTTATGCGGCTGGCGATAGTGCGTGTGGAGCACGGTGATCGCCTGCATGTCCAAGTCGTTGTCAATAGCGCTATTGGTTCGGAGGGTCATTGATCTTCTTCCGTTTCGCCACTACGGGCGAGCACTAAATAGCGCTCGGCATCCGCGAGGCTTGTCTCGGCATCGGCAGCCATCATAATCACAAGGTCTGGGTCTTTTTTGGCTTCTTTGCGAATCTCTTGAATAAGCCGCCGCGCTTCGCGAATCATCATAATCGTTGATCGTCGGTGATCTTCGGCCTTATCAGGCCATCGCCGCCGCTGTGCCATGGACACCTCTACCGTCGCTGCCGGGCGTAGTCCCGGCGCTTTGCCCGCTGCGTGAGCCACTGCGCGATCTCGCCGACGATGATCGGCGCACCGCCAAGCATAAACGCTCGCCACACACGCCGCTCGTGATCCTGCCAGTCACCGCCAGCGATACGTCCCTGAACACCCGCTGCCCCCAGGCACAGCGCGGTGCCTGCAACAACCCCGGTCCACACCCAGTCTGGCTCATGTTTCTTGTGATCCCACAGCCACGATGCGTAGGCACTCGCAGCACTGACAAGTGCTGCGTCAACGGCGGTAATGGCGTATTCGTTCATACTTCCTATCGTCCTCTACGTGACCTATACGTGCCTGTAGTATCGTGGTAATCTCTAGCTAGGGTATTGAGCGCGGGAGCGGGTCATCCGGTCAAGCGTGTGTGAGAAGCCCCGCGCTGGACTAAGCACCTTACCAATCAGACAAGAACATGCTCTGTAACGCTGGCTTGTAGTAATCCGATCAGCTTATCTGCCTGCCTGATCCGGGCCTGTTGTTTAGCGGCGTCGGCGGCGTAGGCGGCGTCGGCGGCGTCGGCGGCGGCGGCGTAGGCGGCGTAGGCGGCGTAGGCGGCGTCGGCGGCGGCGTAGGCGGCGTAGGCGGCGTAGGCGGCGTCGGCGGCGGCGTAGGCGGCGTAGGCGGCG